GCAGCGCGCCACCTGGAGCGATGAATTCTATGTGCCGTTCTATCGGGTGATCGATAGCGAAAACCTCGGCGGCCCATCCTCGGGCGGCGGTGGCCTGTCGCGCCAGCAAGCCTATAAAAAGCTCAAGGGCGGCAAGCAGCACCTCAACGACTTGCTGGAAAACACCCTGCTCAATTTCCACCACCTGGTGCAAGCCAGCCTGAAGAATCAGGCGGCGGCGCAAGCCATGGAAAACGCCGAGCAGCTGGGCATTGCTGACAAGACCACCGAGGCGCACAAGGACAAGAACGCCAGCACCTTCGTCATGGAAAACGGGGTTAAGCAGTGGTACAACGTCACCGACCCGCTGACCTTCAAGGCGGTATCGGCGATCACTGACGTCGGCAATAACACCTTGCACCGTCGGATCATGCGCGGCTTCAAGCGCTTCTTCACCAACATGACCACCATCACCCCGCAATTTGTGGTGGCGAACGCCATCCGCGATACGCTGGCGGCCATGGCTACGTCGCCGACCAGCGCCATTCCGCTGAAAACTGCGTTCAAGGGTGCGCTGACCTATGGCAACAACCGCCAGCGCGCGCGCCTGATGGCCAGCGGCGGCGGCTTCCACTTCGGCCAGGTCTACGGCCATGGCGCCACCGAGTTCAAGGCATCACTCAATGGCACCATGCGCACCGCGCAAGTGCTCAAAGACCCGATGTTGATCCCGAATACGCTGATGAAGGCGTGGCGCAAATACCACGACGTCACCGACTTTGCGGAGAACATGAACCGCGCCGGGATTTGGGAGCACAACCAATCCAAGGGCAAACTCAAGGCCGCATTTGAGGCGCGCGACCTGATGGACTTCAGCGCGCACGGGGATGCTGGGATTATCAAGTTCTTCACCGACGTGGTGCCGTTCCTCAATGCGCGCATCCAAGGCCTGGACAAGCTCTATCGCTCGGGCGCCAAGCCAACCTTGAAAACGATGTTCGGCAAGGGCACCAAATCGGACAAGCAGGCCTTTGCCCGCTTCGCCGCCGTGGTCGGCGCGCTGACCGCCTTCAGTGTGATGCTCTACCTGCGCAACAAGGACGATGAGGACTACCGCAAGCTGGAAGACTGGCAGCGCGACACCTACTGGGTGATCAAGCTCGGCGACAGCATGTTCTTCATTCCGAAGCCGTTCGAGGTCGGCTCGATTGCCACCATGGGCGAGCGCCTGATGGAGCAGTTCGCCGATCCGACCGTTGGCGGTGACAAGCTGGCCAGCCGCGCCATGCACATGCTTATCGACACCTTCGCCATGAACCCGACACCGCAAGCACTGAAGCCGGTGCTGGAACTGGGTTATAACGAAAACACCTTTACCGGTCGGCCGATTGAAGACCAATCGATGTCGCGCCTAAGTCCAAGCCTGCGTTCGCGTCCGGACACTTCGCGCCTGGCTGAAGCATCGAGCCGCGGCATTGAGCGTGCGCTGGACGTGGTGGGTGCCGGCAACTCGGCGCTGTCGCCGGTACAGATTGACCACTTGATTCAGGGTTACATGGGCGCGGTCGGCGCAACAGCGGTCGGCATGGCTGACACCTTCTGGCGTCGCGCGCAGGGCGAAGAGTTGCCGGCGCGCAGCTGGGACGAATACCAGCCGGTGAAACGCTTCTACAAGGACTTGACCAAGGAAGACAACTACACGCGCTACGGCACCGACTTCTATGACGCTTTGAAGAAGTCCGATCAGGCCTACGCCGACCTGCAACACCTGGCCAAGTACGGCGAGGAAGAGAAGGCCGTGGCCCTGGAGCAGAAAGAGGCGGACGTGCTGGCGCTGCGCGGCACCTTGAACAAGGTCAATAAGGATATGTCGCGGATCAATGCGGAAATGAAGCGGGTGCAAGTCGACAAGGAAATGGACGGCAAGACCAAACGCCTGGAGCTGGACCGCCTGCGCTCGATGCGCAACCTGATGACCGAGGAAGTGGGTAAGGACTTGGAACGGCAGAAGATGGTTAAGCGGTCTTCCGGGGGGCAATAAGGGCCACCACCACAATCAGCGCCGGAACCATCATCACCGGCGCTTTGAACAGGCAGATGGCAAGGATGCCAACCGGGAGCCAGCCGAAGACGATCAGCAGGAAGCCGCCAAGGCTTTGCCAGTGCGGCGGCACCTGCGTGTAGATAAAGGCGCCGATGACGGTGGCGAGCACGCCAAGGCCGAGAAAGTCAGACAGCATAAGGTCGTGCTCCGGTGGAAAGTGCTGGTATGATAGCACTGCCGAATGGTGGCGCCTCCGGGTGTTCATCAGATACGGCTCGGGAACTGGCGCGTGATCCGGCCCCGGGCCGTCCGTGACGATGACGGCGCATCGAAACGGGCCTCTGAACAGTGATGGCCGCCACTGAATTGCGCTTAGCGGCTGATGTACCCCCTCCTAAATCCCCCCTTCTATCTGCTTTCCTTCTGGCGAACCGCCATTACGTCGTCATTTGGTTTCGTAACAGCACCATAGAGACTATTATCTGACCATATTTTACTGGTCGGGCCAGGGGCGCCGCATGAATGAAGAACTGAAACAAGCCGTTGAGGCCGTGGCGAAAGACCCGACCGGTTACGGTTGGATGACCTACTTGTGGGTGTGTTTGATTGCCGCGTGGGGCGGGTTGGTGCGGTTCCTCAATTCGATGCGAGAGCGTAAGGAGTCTTTCAGTGCGGCGATGGTTACTTTGATGACCGGCCTTATCACATCAGTGTTCGTCGGCGTGCTGACTTTCTACGCCTGCGAGATTGCCAATTTTGACAAGCTATGGACGGCGATCTGCGTCGCAGTCACTGGCCACCTTGGCGCCCAGGCCATGCAGATTTTCGAGAAAGCCATTCTCGGCCGCCTCAAGCTGGTGTTTGGCGTCACCCCTTCGCCTGACCAAGGTAATACCCCATGAAGCCCCCATTGATCGCGGCCGACTTTGAACTGGCCGCCGCTACTCTGCGCGTGCCAGTTGCCGCCATTCGCGCCTTTGCTGAAGTGGAGTCGCGCGGTGCGGGCTTCCTGCCCGATGATCGGCCGGTGATTCTGTTCGAGCGGCATATTTTCCGTCGTCAGTTGCTGGCCGCTGGCGTCAGTGGTCCGACGGTGGCGCAGCTGGAAGTTACCCGGCCTGACTTGGTAAACAAAACCCCAGGCGGCTACGGCTCCAGCGCCAAGGAATGGGCGCGCATGGATGACGCGGTGAAGATTCATCGCGCGGCGGCCCTGGAATCGGCCAGCTACGGCGCCTTCCAGGTGATGGGCTTCAACTGGAAACGTTGCGGTTACGCCAGTGTCCAGGACTTCGTCAACGCCATGTTCAAAAGCTCGGCCGCGCACCTCGACAGCTTTGTGCGTTACATCCAGTCCGACGCTAACTTGCTCAAGGCCTTGCGCGCCCAGGATTGGGCCATGTGTGCACGCCTTTATAACGGCGCCAATTATTTGATTAACAAGTACGACACCAAACTCGCCGAGGCGTTTGCCCGGTACAGCTAAGGGGATGACAGCATGGCGGACTGGCAAAAGATGTTGAGCACGGTAGCTCCGTGGATTGGTGCGGCGGCTACCGGTGGTGTCCCGGCGCTGGTGGGCATGGCAGCGGTGCAAGTGAGTCAGGCCTTCGGTTCTGACGTCAAGGCCACCACCGAGGCTATCGCCCAGGCCATTGGCGGCGCGACGCCGGATCAGTTGCTGGCGCTGAAGACCGCCGACAACGACTTTGCGGAGAAGATGCAGGCGCTCGGCTTCCAGAACAGCCAAGCCCTTGAGCAGATCGCCGCCAATGATCGCGACAGCGCCCGGCAGATGTACACGACGGTGCGCGACTGGTCTACGCCGACCCTAACCTACATGGTGGTGATCGCGTTCTTCTGTGTGCTAGCCATCATCTTGACGCAATCCATCGATATTCCTACCTCGATGCGCGACGTGGTGATGATGATGATCGGCTGCTTGACCGCTGCCTTCACGCAGGTGCTGAACTTCCGGTTTGGTACATCGGCTGGCAGCAAAGAGAAGACCGCCATGCTGGGTAACAGGCTGTGAGCAGCTTCACGGCGTTCTCGGCGCCGTTGCGTATTCAATACGACAAGGCCGCGAGTGATGCTCTCGGTCATGACCATTGGCGAGTGACCGAAAGCTTTCGCTACTACATCGGCACCGAAAACTCCAAGCGCTGGATCACCGTCCCGGCCGGCTACTTGACTGACGGCGCCAGCGTGCCGCGCATCTTCTGGTCAATCATTCCGCCCTGGGGCGCCTACGGCCAGGCCGCCGTGGTGCACGACATCCTGTGTGAATACCTGTCGATCATGGTCGACGGCAAGCTGACGCCGATCACCCGCCAGCGTGCCGATGAAATATTTGCCGAGGCCATGACAGTGCTCAAGGTGCCGTCGCACGACATCACCCTGATCAGTGAGGGCATCGCGCTCTATCGCAGCGTCAGCAACGCCAGCGCGCCGTCGACGCGTATTGAAAAGCGTTTGCTTGAGTCGAATTGGCCTTGAGTGGCTTTCTCGATTACCGCGACCATCCCGCCCTGGTGCCGCTGGTGGAGGGTTTGCGCAGTCAATGGCAAGCCTTGCGCCAGGAAGCGCGTGCCGAGATAGGCTCATTTTTCAAGAGCCCGGAAGTGGACATTCAGAACGCCGAGGATATCCGCCTGTTCATCTTGCCGCTGAAGTGGCAAGGGCAGACGGTGAATGCCGGGCACGGCTTGGCGTATGCGGCGGAAATCCTGGAGCGCGTACCGGTCACCGCCGAGGCAATCAATAACCCGCAAGTGGTGTCGGCGATGTTCTCGCTGTCGGTGCCTGGCTGCGAACTGATTCCCCATATCGACAATGAAGAATGGATCGGCGCGGTGTGGCGTATTCATATCGGGCTGGATTGCCCGGACGATTGCGGGCTGATGGTCGACGGCCAGGTGCGGACCTGGCGCGACGGTGAAGCGCTGATGTTCGACAGTGCGCGGGTGCAGCACTCGGCCTGGAACCGAGGCGCCGCCCCGCGCCTGATCCTTATCGTGGACGTTGCGCGTCTTCAGTAGCAGCACACGGGCCGCTGTGACCTTGCCGGCGCGAGCAGATCCAGCCGGTAGGGGGCACGGTGCACTTGTGCGGGCCGGCGAAGCTATTCAAAAACAGCTCATGCTGGGCGACCAGGTACTGGCCATTCATGTGCACGGATGCCAACCACTCATCATCCTTGAACAGCATGTACATGTTCGCATCGCCCTGCGCTTCCCAGGTCACGCCCGGCACGGGTTGCGGCGCCGGCTCGTCCATCATGGCCCGCACCTCGGCACTGATCGCGGTCAGGACTTCGGCGGCCATCGGGTTCTTGAACACCAGTGTGGCACCGTCTTCTTTCCGGGTGAACGGCGGCGGATCGATCAAGCCAAGGATGTGCATTAGCTGCTTGGTCGGTACGGCGCGGTATTTAGGCAAGCTGCTGCGGCAATCCATAGGGAATGGCTGGCAGTCTGGACAAGGTGCCTCGCCCTGGTCGAACGATTCCGGCGTCTGCCCGGTGGTCCAGCCAATCACCCCGTTATCTTGGCAGGTCGCGCAGGCTGGCGGTTTGACCGGGTGATCAACGAAGTAGCATTGCACCGCTGTGCGCATCTGCGTGAATACGGCATCGCGGGCCATCTTGTTGCCCATGATGTCGCGTTCGATCTGGTCGAAGCGGTCGCGGAGTTCTTGCGGTATTGGATGGCTCATAGATCACCTCTAAAGTTAAAAGACTTCGATGTCACCGCGCGGCCAGATCAGTCGCGCTGCATACAGGGCTTCGGCATGGCTGATGCTGTCGCCGCTGCCCATCTGGAACACGGCGTAACCTGGCACCCGCACGAACCATGATTTCTTTTTCATGGCGTGCGGGTGTCGCGGTTGCTGCTGTGCAACGGCTTCTGCCCTGGCGCCAGCTCCCAAGGCCAGATCGATCGGCACTGACCATTGGTGCAATGGCGTTGAAACTGCGAGCCGATATTGCTCAGCGGCTCACCGCAACGGGGGCATGGCTTGCCTTGTGGGGCTTCAAACATGGGGTCGCCTTGAGGGTTGGGCGCTGAAGCGCCCGGTTGTTGGTTACAGGTGCGCCCGGCCATTTATGTCGCCGGACATGGTTTTGACATTGCCGCCGACCTTTGTGCAGGTAACATCGCCGGACATGGTGCCGACGTCGCCAGTCACCGCGCCGCAATGAACATCACCGCTCATTGTTTTTACCTGGCCGCATGCGCCACTGACGGTGACGCTGCCCGACGAGGCGTCAAGGCGCTCGACATCGCCGTGTACCTGAATACTCACTGGGCCGATCAGCGAGCCGGACTGCTCCACGCCGTCAACGATTACCTTGTTGCCGACAATGCTGACCGACTGACCAGAAAACTCACGACCATCGATAATGATGCGGCCGTTACGGCTGTTAATGTTCATGCTGGCTCAACCTTGGTAAAGGTGTGCTTGGTAATCGTCACCTCTTCAGCCGCGTGCGTCACGTCGAAGGCATCAGCTACCCAGTCAATGGCATAGTCCGGTTCGCTATGCTTACCGCCGCCGTAGGCGAACCACCAGCCGACATAGGAGCCGTCCGGTAGCTTGCCCACGTTGGCGTCAAACTCGTAATTTCGGCTGCACGGCGAACCTTTGGTTATTTCTGGCACCTCAATACCATTGCGGGTTTCGTTGCGCGCGTCCTGAAAATAGCCATCGTCGTTGGCGTATTCGGTGGCATACAGTTCAGCGATGGCTGCGCCGTCGGCCAGTTCAGGCACTTCAGTTTTTCGGAATTGGCTCAGCCTTACCAGCACCAGGTACATGGCTTTTTGCGGGGCGGTCAGCGTTTTAAAGTTCAGCATGGTTGTGCCTCTGTGGTTTTTGGTTCGGTGATGGTTTCAGCCTTCGGCATCAGCCAGTCAGGTAGCGGGGTTTTAGGTGCGTCGTTGTGCATCGGCATGATCAAGGCGAGAAAGCGGTTTTCCAGGTCGTTGCTGGTGAAGCGGCAAATCATCGATTGAGCGCGCCCGGCCGGGATCAGTTCAATACCCTGGCCATACTTGTGGTTGGGGATCAGCAGCTTAGCTACCGCCTCAAGTCGTGCCAGATACACGGCGTTGACGCATGGGAACGCCGGGACATCATCGCGTTTCATGCCGACTACCCGGCGCCAGTCAGGAAACTTGCCGTCGACGATGTCGATCTTGCTCATGTGCAAAGCGAGCGGGCCGAACGGGTTTACCTCGTCGAATACCTGGCTGTCACCGGTCACGACAGCGCCTTGTTGGCTGATGTAGAGCAGTTTTGGCACGGTCATGCGGTGCTCGATGCCCTTAGATGCACATGCGCTGATCAGCTTCTTGCTGATGCCGCCGACAATCACCGGGGCGGCGGTCCAGCCGTCTGGGTCGTGAATCACGCTGAGGGTATGACCGTCGGTGGCAACCAGGATCACACCTTTGACCGGGTGCGGCTCGATAAAGATGCCCTCCAGGTAATAACGCACGTCACGCTCGGCGCGGAACACGTTCATCGCGGCGAAGTATTTCGGGTTAACGCGGGCAATCGGTTGCATGCAGATGCCTCAAGGGGCGCCCATAGGCGCCGGTCAGGGTTGATTAGTAAGTGATGGTGACGGCTGGGATTTGCTGCTTGATGATTGCGGTGATAATGGCCTTGGCTTCGGCTTGCGACATGAAGCTCTCCGGCTGATCTTCACCGGACAGGTTGACGGCTAACAGGGCTTCGAGCGCGGCCTTGTTGATCGCACCGCAATGCGCGCGGTTGGCGGCACGGGCTTCATCGTCGCGGCGCTGCTGATCAGCCAGGCGTTGCTGCTCGCGCTCGCGGCCGGCCTGATCGTCCAGCACCTTTTGCCGGGCATCGTCAGCGGCTTTTTGTTCGCGCTGCTGTGATTGGCGGCGCTCATCTTCCAGGCGCTGCTCGGCCGCTATGCGGTTCTGTTCAGCCAGGCGGGTAGCCTGCTCGGCTTCACGAACACGGCGTGCATCGTCGTCGCGCTTCTGCTGTTGTTCCTGCTCGACGCGGGTGCGCTCGTTGGCCACTGCCAGGTCGGCGGCGTCCTTGATGCGCTTCTGCTCTTCAAGTTCGGCGATCTTGCGACGGTTTTCGACCAGCTCGGCCTGCTCGTTTTCGTACTGCTGACGCTTGGCCAGCTGCTCGGTCAGTAGGGTACGGCCATACTCGCGCTTGGTTTCGGCTTCTTCCAGGCGGTGGCCGAACACCTCTTCTGTTGGTCGCTCTTCCAGCAATATGGTCAGAGCCTCGCGGATTTCGTCAGCGGTGGCGTCAGCGGCCAGGGTGAAGCGCGCCACCACCTGGTCGACGGCGGATTGCAGGCGATCCTCTTCGGCGTCGCGCTCGGCTTGCCATTCGTTCAGCGGCTTGCGCACCTCATCACGCAGGGCATTCATATCGGTTTCAAACTGGCGTAGCTCGGCCTCGATCACCTTCGGCTGCTCTTTGAGCTTCTTCAGGTACAGCCGGCCGGCATCGTCAACCGCCGTCTTGGAGCGCGCAACGGTGGCCGCCAGTGAGGCGATACGCTTGCGGCCTTTGTCAGTGCTCAGGTCCGGCACTTCGTTGATCACCGCGGCGCGGGCAGCGTCGACGAATTGCTTCAAGCTGTTATGCCCGAAGATCGTCGGAGCCTTCTCGGCGGAAATCTCCGGCAGCTTGATCAGGTCGGTGACCGGGGTTTCAACGGTGGTGTCAGCGGCGGCGTCCGCTGCTTTTGGTTTTCTGGCTGCCATGTCGTGATGCCTCTGCGTGTCGTTGGGGTTAAACGGCTTACTTGGTGGTTTTGGCGTCGCGCTTGGCCTTGCGAGCGCTAACGCCAAGTTCGCTCATGCCTTCGGGCAGCGTGCGCTTTGGTTTGTCATCGCGGCGGGTGCCAGGCTCTTCTGCTTGCTGGGCCTCGTAGGCAATGACATCGCTCAACAGATAGCCGGGCTTGCCGAGGATCACGCGTTTCGGGCCTTTGCCCTCGTTGAACCAGTTTTGCAGGGTGCGCGGGGTCAGGTTCCAGCGCTCGGCCAGTTCAACCTGCGTCAGCACGCGGTCTTCAGTTTCAGCGGTCATACGGTGGGCACTCGTCCAGGTTAGGTTCTTCGCCGAAGTAAACAGGTTCTTCGGTGCGTTGGGGTTGTGGTTCAACCACCGGCTCAGGCTCGGGTTTGGCGGTCTGACCGATGATGGTATGCAAGCGCGACGGTTGGCCAGGCTTATGTTCGACCTTCAGTGGCTCGCTGGTTTGTTCCAGGTCGAAGTGCATAGCCGCGTTGTCGTGCTCGATCACTCGGCTCAGGTCTTCGCTGTCGGTCGGCAGTTGCTTGAAGGCGCGTTTGATCACCGCCTTGATTGCAAACTGATCCTCCCAGTTGTTCCAGCCCGGGCCATTCTTCGATTTGGACATGCTGCGCACGGCGGCGATGTCGCGGGCGTTCATGACCTCGCGCTTCACCTCGCCATTGTTCAGCTTGATGATGCAGTAGGCGGCGATCACCGGGCCGGCATCGTCGGCGCCCATGTACGGCTTGTGCACAATGCGCGGTTGATCACCGCGCTCGTACTCGAAAACGTCCTTGGCGCGAACAGCCACGCCGTCGACCATGGCCACGTCGCCGGTGCGGTAGAGAATGTTGATCAGGCCGCGCACCATGGGCATGTACTGCGCCTGTTTCTCCCAAATGGCCGGGCAATTCTTTTTGGCCACGTTGCAGTTGTAGACCTGAATCACCGCCTCTTTGCCGTCCGGCAGTAAGCCGTCCTTGGCCGCCAGCATGATCGAGCCCATCAGCGACGTCGGGGTGCAGTTCAGCAGCTCCGGGTTCATGCTCACCACAGTCAGCGCGGTGCGAATGAAACGGTCGACATCGATGCCTTGCGGCAGCTGCGCGGCGATCTGCTCGCGCTGGCCACCGGTTAACATCTTTTTGAAGCCTTGGGCCGGGCTTAGCGGCTTTTTGTCGTCGGTGGTGGTTACGGTGGTGCTCATGCTGAAAGCCTCGGAACGGTTAAGGGGTTACTGCGCTTTGGTGTAGATGCGCATCATGCGGTAGCCAGAACGGCCGCCAATGCGCTGGCCAATGTGTGCCGGGGTTATCAAGGTGCCGGCGCTGTCCTTGGTGGTGCCGGCGCTGATGCTGAAGCCGGGCACCAGCACTTTGGCGGCATGACCGATGACGGTCAGAATCTCAGCCTTGAGTGCGCTTTTCTTATCGTCGGCGGCCTTGTATTCCTTGCCGGCCGCTTCGTGCAAAGCGATCAGTTCCTTCAAGCGCGCGTTGTCGGCCATGTCGACCACTTCGCCGTTGTCCTGGTAGAGCAAGCGGCTGATGGTATCGCCGTCCTGGGTGAAGTCCGGGGCCGGCGCTTTGCCGGTGTCGACCATGTGCCAGAACTCGCCGACCTTATCGATGATGGCGCGGCCAATGGCGCGATCCCGCTGGCGCATGAACGGCATGGGCGCGTTACCACCGACCAGCGGCGCGATCAAGGTCCATTCCATATCGGCGGTTTCTTGCTGGTGTTGCACCTGCAACTCGATGTGCGGCGGCGCTTCCATAATGTGATCGTCTGCGATCCAGGCGCGCTTGAATTGCAGGCCGTCGACGTTCTTCACTTCCATGATGCCCGGGCCGTTTTCACGGAAGGCATCGCGGTAGGTTTCGTCGGTGCCGGTGTAGTTGTCGTCCAGGCCGATGATTTTGAAGTCGAACGATGAGCCCATGCGCAGATCGGGGATACGGGCGTAGACCTTCATTGGCTCAATCAGAAGACCGAAGTCTTCGGCGATGCCGTGAGCGATTGCTGACTCAAGGCGATTACCCCAAACCATGCGCTCGTTGACTTCAAATGCAATTGCTAGTTGCCCGATTTTTTCGTGATACAACTGGTAGGTCGTGGAGTAAGGCGAGCAACCGAAAAGCGCAGAGCACTCAGTGCTAGTTACATCTTTTTTACGCATTTCCAACCATTCTGCCTCGCTGGAAAAACTCAATTCTTCACGCATTTGACTGCCTCTTTTTATTTCGATGGTTGCGCTGGGTTTCGTTCCAGCAGATTTGGCAAATACGACCTCTATGCCGGTAAGCTGGAACGGTGTTTTCTTCTGTTAGTTCGTGGCCATTTTTGCAGTGTGTCTTTGCTCGATTAACAGTGCTTTGGCTGTCGTCTCGCCCCTTACTAATCATGTCCTGGGCGTTGTCTTTCCTATCGCCGAGGAAGAGGTGGTATGGGTTAATGCAAGATCGCACGTCGCACTTGTGAAGAACGCATGCCTCGCCTTCTATGGGACCGTACTCTTGCTCATAGGAGAGTCGATGCGCTCTGACCGGTACTACCCATTTCCTGCCTGGAATTCTCATTGAAAGCAGGCCATACCCTGAATCTGAGAGCTTTCCAGTCCAAAGCCAGCAACCTGACATCGGAACTCTTTCTATTCGCTCTTCAAGCCGCTCGGCGATAGTTTTCTTTTTGCCCATTACCAAAATCCTAGAGCCGCTGACGAGCCAATAATCAATCATTTATTTCGCCTTGGCAACCGATATTTTCGTCAATCGATCAGCGTATTTCGTTACATACGCGACAGCAGTACCGGTGACGCCCACTCCAGCACCACCGACTCGGCGCTGTACGGCCCGGACAGGTTGAAGGTGCCGACCTGGTAGCCTCGGCGCACCGTGGCCAGTACGGCCGGGCCGCCTTCGATCTTGGCGTAACAGAAGCGCCCGACGGCATCGCCAGCGACTTCAGTGGGGCGCACACAAAAGAAGGCCCACCCATCCATCCAGGCGTTGGCCGAGTCGGCGGTGTGCGCTTGCAGGACGATCACCCCCTCGGGCAATCCCTCGGGCGCGGGCGTGCGTTCGGGCTTTTCCAGCAACACCACGCTTCCATCGCCGCACATATAACCGAGCATCGGCAAGCGCGTATCACGCACCCCAGCGATCCCAGCCGCCTCGGCGATCCGTGCCAGGGGGACGCCGAACAGCTTGGCCAGTTGGTTGGCTTCGTCCAGCTGCATGCGCCGCTTGCCGGAAAAGGTCAGGGACAGTTGCGAATGCCCCATGCCCATCTTGGTGGCGACGGCGCGCAAAGAGAGTTTTTGCTGTGCCATCAAAGCCTTGAAAAAACGCTTATCGACGGTCATGGGGAAAGCCTCGGTATAAGTTTTGGAATCAAACCAGTTGATTCGCTGAGCTGACGGTATTACGATAGCACCACATTGCATCATGTCGAACCACAAGACGTCACAAGGGGTCAAAGAATGACCGAGCGGCTTTTGAAACTGCCGGAAGTCATCAGCCTTACAGGGCTGAGCAAGTCCACGATTGACCGCAAAGAACGGGATAATGAATTCCCGAAACGGGTCAAACTCGGCGCCCGCTGGGTCGCGTGGCCTGAAACGAAAATCAAGGCTTGGGTACAAGCCACCATCGCAACAACAGGAGATACACACTAATGGCTCAACTGTTCGACACCTTCCGTATTGGCAACGATCCCGAGTTGCGTTACCTCGGCGACGTCACCGCTGTGTGCAACCTGTCGCTGGCGTTCAACTACGGCAAGAAAGATCCGCAAAGCGGCAAGCGCCCGACGCAATGGGTTGAAGGCGTGTTGTGGGGCAAGCATGCGGAATCGGTCGCGCCGTACCTGGTCAAAGGTGGCGAGGTGACTTGCACCCTCGATGAACCGCACATTGAGCAGTTCACCAAGGGCGATGGCAGTCTGGGCGTCAAGCTGACTGGGCGTATCAGCACCTTGAAACTGGTCGGCGGTCAGCCGCAGCAGCAAAACCAGCAGCAACAGCAGCAACGCCCGGCGAATAACCAGCAGTCGCGCCAGCAACAACAGCAACGCCCAACCGGTAACAACCAACAGCAACGCCAGCAACAGGCCGCGCCGCAACCGTCGCCTGATTTTGATTCGTTCGACGACGACATACCTTTTTAGCAAAATCGTTATAAATCAACACGTTACAAACCTAACTTAATCTGAAATAGAGGCTTCAATGAACCTGATCAAATCCGCCGTCATCTTCTCCGCTGAACTGCCGTCCCGCGACCTGATGCTGAACCACCTGGCCGAGATTCCGTTCGCCCCAGTGGGCGAGGTCATGATTTCGCGGGCCGGCTTTATTCCGAACGCCACCACGGCCGAGCTGGTCACCCCGATTGAAGGCGGTTATTCCTTCAGCGTGCGCCAGGATGAAAAGCATTTGCCGAAGGCGGGCGTCAACCGCGCGGTGTCCGATGTGATTCAGGCCTACGCCGACGAGCACGAATTACTGGTCGCCGATCTGGATGAAGACCTGGTGGGTTTGCTGACCGAGCAAACCATGGAAAAGCTGATCGCCAACGCCATGATCAAAACCACCGTCGTGCATTGCTTCTACAGTGAAGAGGCGCAGTTCCTGATTGTGCCGACCACCAGCAAGCCGCTGGCGCAAACCGTGATGTCGTTGCTGATCAAGGCCGTCGGTTCGGTGAAGACGTCAACCATTCATGTGTCGAACATCAAGGGCGGACTGACTACGCGCCTGAAGAATTTCATGGGCATGGATGGCGAGGACGGCGACGAAACCGCGTTTGACGGCTTCAAGCTAGGCGCCTCCTGCCTGCTCAAGTTCAAAACCGACAAGGCCAAGTTTGATATGGCTGACCTGACTAGCGCCCGCGCCGGTCTGGTCGAGGCGCTGGATGCGGAAATGGAAGTGGAATTGATGGAGCTGATCCATCACGACGTCGCGTTCAAACTGACGCATGACTTCAAGTTGCGCGGTATCCAGTTCCTGGCCGAACTGACCGAGGACGAGCAGGCTAATCGTGAAGGTGCCGACGGCGCATTCATCTGGCGACTGGAAGCCGCGACGCAGTTGCTGCAAGTGGTGGCGCTGATCGAGGCTTTGTGCGGCCTGTTCGAGTACAAGCGCGAGCCGCTGACCGACGCCAATATCCAGACCGCGCCGACCGAAGAAGTGCCATTGGCTGAAGGCGAGGTTGATCCGCTGTATGTCGACGCGGTGGCCTTCGTCCGTGAAGGCGAGCGCGCCAGCATCAGTGCCGTACAGCGCAAGTTCAAAGTCGGTTACAACCGAGCGGCGCGCATGATCGAGCGCATGGTCGAAGATGGCGTAATGACCTCCGGTCCTGACTACTGCGTCTACCAGGAAAACGACTTGTATCGCGCCAAGGCTAAAATCTGATGACGTACCGGGTTGACTGGAAGCTGCATTACCAGTCGCCCCGGATTCGCGGCAAGCGCTTTGCTCCAAAGCGCCCCGTGAACTGGAAGGGCGGCGTAACGATGACGTACAAGAATGAAAAGGAGACGATGACCGACAGCCGTGAATGGGTGTCACCGTATCCGCTGACGCGGGATCAGGCGCTTGACGTGATGAAAGCCCTGCTGCAAGACATCATCGACGACAGCGGCCAGGGCGCCATCGGCGCGGCATTCTGGATGGAGGTCAAGTGAAGTATTACTTCAGGAAGATGTCAGGCGGCACGCTGGTGCCGGACAATGACGAAACCGTCGAGCGTCTGCAAAAGATCAAGAACGGCGCGGTGGTCAGTTGTGAGATTGCCCAGCCGCGCAACTACAAGTTCCTGCAAAAAACCATGTGCCTGTTCCAATACTGCTTTGACGTGTTCGCCGAGCAGATGGAAGAAAGCCACCTGGAATACAAGGGGCAGAAGGCCGAACCGTCGCTGGATCGTTTCCGGCATGATCTGACGATCTTGGCCGGGCATTACACGGCGACCTACGACATCACCGGGGCGATCAAGCTCGAAGCCAAGAGCCTGAGCTATGGCAAGTGTTCGGAGCAGGAAGCCGAGCGCATTTACAACGACGTGATCAATGCCGCCCTTAAACAAGTGTTCAAGTTGAGCATGACCGAGGACGAGCTGAAAAAGACCGTCGATCAAATATTGGGGTACGCATGAAGGGCAAGAACCCAAGCGCCGAGCAAAAGCGCTTCCATGATTTGCTGGCCACGCATATCGGTTGCCAGCCGTGTTTGCAGGTCTACGGCCAGCGCAACACGCATGTCAGCATTCACCACATGGACGGCCGCACCAAACCACACGCGCACTGGCATGTGTTGGCGCTGTGCGCTGGGCATCATCAGGACGGTTACGGTCAGCCGGACATGATCGCCGTCCACCCGTACAAAGCGCGCTTTGAAAGCGCCTACGGCAAACAATACGACCTGCTCAGCGAGGCGATTTGCAGCCTTCTCGATATGGGTCACACAGTGCCAGCCTATGCGCTGGATATGATCTAAGGGGGATTCATGATTATAGGAATTGATCCAGGCGGCACTGGTGCGCTGGTGGCGCTACGCGCTGATGGTCGCATTGTCGATACGCTGATCATGCCGACGATTAAAGTCGGTACTAAAACCCGCGTCAACGCGGCGGCAATATCGGCTTGGCTGAAAGAGCTGAGCGAAGATTGCGACGATGGTATGCGGGCGTTTCTGGAACAGGTTAACGCCATGCCGAGTGGTCCGCCAGGTGCGAAGCGGACAATGGGCACCGCCTCGGCGTTCAACTTCGGGCATGCCGCTGGTCTGGTTGAGGGTGTGATTTCTGGCGCCATGATTCCGTTAACATTGGTCACGCCACAAGCCTGGAAGAAACACGCAGGGCTGATCGGTTCCGACAAGGACGCGGCCCGCTCCCGCGCGATCCAGCTCTACCCATCCTGTCGAATCTTAGACCAGAAGGGCAAAGGTCAAGCGGTCGCCGATGCGCTGCTGATCGCCCGCTATGGCCTTTCCTGCGAGCCTGGCGGTTCGATTTAGCCACCGTTCGGTCATGTCAAGATAAATAACTGCTATATCTGGTTGGAGTGACGCGAGTTTTAAGCGGTACACTCCCGCCGCGTTCAAAAAAACGTAAACGCCCACCTTGGCGGGTGGTACTATTGGTATCAGGTCTTTCCAAGATCAGTGCAGGGTCGTTGCCTCCCTGTCCGCCAACACCTTCGGGTGACTGCTCTTGGAAAGGCCTTTTTTTGGGTCATAAAAAAGTGAAAGGAATGAATTCACAGTGCGCATCCATTCTCAAATGGTTACGCGACGGTAAACCCATCACGCCATTACTGGCGCTTGATCAGTTCGGTTGCTTCCGCCTGGCGGCCCGAATCAATGACCTGAAAGCGCTGGGTCATAACATCATCTCCACCATGATCACCGTGACCAACCGCGACGGCAGCCAGTCCAAGGTGGCCGAGTACCGGCTGATCGCGGTGGCCGCATGAGCCTGCTATTCAACTTCCGGCCACTGGTGGTCAATCCGGGGCTTGCGTCCAAGATCGGTTTGAACGAGGCGATTGTGCTTCAGCAGATCAAGTATTGGACGATTGAGACGGACGCTGGTATCGAGCACAAGGGCTTGCGCTGGGTATACAACACGCATGAGCAATGGGCCGAGCAGTTCCCGTTCTGGTCGGTCGATACCGTCAAGCGCACGCTGTCGTCTCTGGTAAAGCAGGGTTTGGTGTTCGTTGAAAAGCTCAACAAGACCAAGCACGACCAGACCAATTACTACGCAATCAACCACCTGTCTTCTGCCCTGATCGATCAGGGCAATATACCCCCCATCGATCAGGGCAATTTGCCCTCATCGAGCGGGGCAAAACGCCCTGATGTTACAGAGACTACAACAGAGATTACTACAGAGACTACACAACAAGCCTTTGGTCTATTCTGGGATTCGAGCCTGAAAAATGGCTCGAAGAAGAAGGCGCACGAAGTCTTCACCGCCTACTGCAAACGCACCGCCACCGAGCCGATGGCCTTCGCCATGATCCTGGTAAACGACACGGCGGCGCGCAGGAAGGCCAACCAGTTCGGTTTTGACAAACTGCATGTCACCACCTACCTGAACCAAGAGCGCTGGAACGACACGCTGACAGCTGGCACGGGCAAGCCGACCGCCTTCGCTACCGACTTCGATGGCAAGACCTACGAGGGCACCGCCAATGACGATCTCGCTGATTTCCTCCGGGACGATGAATAAATCCATGGACGACCTAACCCCTGTCAGTGTTCGCGGCTTGTGCCAAACCCATGGTGCCTGGTCGCATGAAGTCCCGCGCATCAGCGCCGAGCAGGCCAAGGGCCAATGCCCGGAATGCACGCCATCCCTGAAACCGGTGCGCATCGATATCGTGGAACTGACCGGCCGCTGCGACACGCACGGCGACTGGATCAACCCGGTGCCGTCGGTGCTGGCAAGTCGCATGGCTGACCGCTGCCCGACCTGCGTTATCCAGTCGGGACAGGCCAAGGACCGCGAGCAGGCCCAAGCCCAACGCGTCGCAGTGATCGGCAAGCGGGCCGCGCACATGCGCCGCCTGGTCGACGGCGCCGAGATTCCCAAGCGCTTCATCGGGCGCAGCTTCGAGAACTACCGACTGGAAGAGGGTAACGCGGCGCAGGCCAAGGCCTTGCAGCGGGCGCAGAAGTTTGCGCTCCACTTCCCCCGGGCCATGGAGCGCGGCGCCAACTTCGTGTTTTGCGGCAAGCCGGGCTCGGGTAAAACCCACTTGGCGTGTGCGATCGGCAATGCCGTGATGCGCGACCATGGCGCCGCGGTGCTGTTCTGCACGGTGTTCGACGTGATCCAGCGCATCAAATCAACCTACAGCGACAAGGACCAATCGGAGCGCACGGTGATGCGCAGCTTTGCCGAGGCTGACTTGCTGATCCTCGATGAAGTCGGCGTGCAATTTGGCACCGATTACGAAAAGGTGATCATCACCGACCTGATCAACCGCCGTTATAACGACATGCGCCCGACCTTGATCCTGTCTAACCTCGATGAAGTCGAGTTGGGCGCGTACCTGGGCGAACGGGTGATGGATCGCATGTTCGAGGGTGGCGGCGGGGTGATCGCCTTCGGCTGGGGCAGTTACCGGGCCAAGGTGCTGAAGGATGACGACCTACCGCGCGGCGCCTACCAAGCCCCGGATTGGATGCAGGACGAGTAATGCAGTGCCTGGCAGTGGTATAACGTCACTGCCAGGCTTTGCCGCTGCCACACAGGCGCGATGAACAGCGCTCAAGGGTGGCGGATGTACCGGCACAGGATGCAAAGCAGCTTAAACGCGCTCACAGAGCGTTACAGGAAAATGACAGCTGGGTCATGCGATGCTTCCGGGAGGGGCGGCATCGAAGGAGAACGAGCATGAACAAATACTTGAAAGGTTATGCGGTGTTGGCGGGGTATGTGGCGCTGACGCAGGTGGCGGGATTGAACTACTGGCAGGTTGAGCCCGCCAGTCGGCCCTGGTGGATACTGGGCGCGCTGGCGGTGCTGGTGGTGGCGTCAAGGCGGCGCCAGGTAGCTTAGGGTTTCTTCAGCCAGGACAGGCCGTCATTTCGGCAGCGCTGCATCAGGCGCATCAGGCGGTCAACGCTCAAACCGAACTGAGTTGAGATTATCTGCCAGCAAACACCTTCTTGGCGTAGTTCGTAAATCAGCGCGACCTCAGCACGGCCCAGCAGGCAATAGATGCCGCTGGGCCGGCCGACCACGCGCGGAAAGCGATCAGACATCATCAAACTCCGGCTTGTCTTCACCACATTTGGCGCAGTAGTCCGGCGCATCATGGACTGATGATTTAACCCAGTCATGCTGACATGGCGGCTCTTCCTGCGCCGGGTAGAGCTTGCGGGCTTCTTCACGAGACATCCAAATGACTGGAGCCCATACACCGCGCTTGCGCTCGTCGGTGCTTGAAGGCAGATACATACGGCTTTTGGCGCGCTTGTGATGAGCGCAGAACAGGCCGCCAGGCTCGCGTATTGACTGGCAGTGAACGCCGCCCACACTGGCCGCGCACACCATACCGACGACCTGTCGGTCAGCCACGCTGTCCAGTAGGCTTTTCAGCTTCAGGCTCTTGCCGTCCAGTTCGAACGTGGCGGTCACCGTCCTATCACCGCCAGGCTTGCCCTGGTCGAAACCGATAACAGGGTCATGGTTCAGCAAAATCCATTCCCCGGCGCCGGTATAGGTGTAACCCAGCTTAAGCATGAAATGGACGGCCGACGTCGCCTCGACGTCCTGCTCTCGCGTCCAGGCGCGCTTGCTAAGCAGTTTGTCGATGATCTGGCGATTAGAATCTGCCAGTTCATGCAGGCGCACCCATTCAGGGTGTTTCCACTTCAGTTCCTCCAGCGCTTCAAACGCCCAGGCTTGCAGGGCGTCAACTTCATCCTGGCCATAGTTGGACATATTGAGTTCGACGAAGCCGTCGATGCAGGTGGTGATAGGCCCGATCATTGATTCAGCTCCTTGGTGGCGGCATTGATAACAGCCTTCGCGTGTTCACGCATTGAAGCGCGTCCCTGCTCTGGCATGTGTTCCCATGGGTAATCCATACAGGCCGCCAATGTTTTTGCCGCCGCTTCAAGGCTGCGCTCAGGCAGTGGCGAGGCTATCAAGCCGCTGCCCCGGCAGACAGGGCAGCTATCCGAACCTCCAGCTACTTTTACGCCGCCTGTCCCATCGCAGTTTTCGCAGGGCTCAGGCAGCACCACCTCTACCGGCGCGGGCGGCGAGGTGTAGAGCGGTGTATTGCAGTAATCCGTCTTCAGCGCGCTACCGGCTATGTTGCGCGGCAGATCGTGCATCATTGGATTGTTCGGCTGAACCTCTCTCGGCGACTTGCTGCATAGCAGAAGTTGCTGATCGTTTGCCCACGCCACCGACTCTTGGCGCTCGACGGCAGGGGCGGCGAGCATGGCGCGCAGCTCTTCGCCGACACGGCTTGATATGTAGGCATTACCAAGATCGGAAAGAATGCGCTCCGCCAGCTCCCGCGACATGGTTACGGTTTTATTTGTCATGGCTATGCGCCCCCGCTGTCGAGATATGAGCCGTAGTGATTCACGTTTTCGGTGTTTTCGTGGCCGGTATTACTACGATCAAGGATTGCCTCGCAGCCTGAACGAGCATTCATTTCGTCTTGAAATGCAGCGTCTTTCACCGTAACAAACAGGCTGTCATCGATACCCACCATCACCAAGCCTGCGCGCTTGATACGCAGCAGCGCCGCCTCAAGCTGCTTTATGGCTTCGGCCTGATTCTTCTTCATTCGCTTGCTCCCGATTCGGTGGGTTTGAGGGCAGTAATAGCCATCATGGTTTCGTTGAGTAGCGCATAGTCGATCCCGAAACACTTACCAACGTTGGGCATGAACTGCTCGATAACTTTTCCCGCCGATGCCAGCAACTCGGCCAGCTCCGCATTCCGCTGCTCGGCGGCTTCGGCGCGTTGCTGTGTTCTGTTCAGCAAGCTGCCGCGGTAGGCCAAGCTTTCTTTGATCTCGGCCAACTCTGATTTGACGGCGTCGAAGTCTTTCGCGTCGACATATTGCCGGTCGCGGCCTGTGTAGTGTTCGTTGACTGGCATAACTCCATCCATGCCACCGGCTCTTGCTACGAATCGCGTCACTTCACTCACGGTAATCTCCAATCTGCTGTGCCCGATAGGGCGGTTATTGTTGGGCGCTTAGCCGACCACTTCGACCAGGGTATCCATGTTGCAGTCGTCTTCTTCACTGCCCGGTTCGCCGGGATCGTGGCACCAGCAACACAGTGATTGGATGGGCTCGCCCTTGTGGTTGTACAACGTCACTGGCCAGTCCGCGACCAGGTTGTGCCCGATCTTCACCATGATGATGTGCGGATGACCGGGCATCTTGAAGCGCTCGCCGTAGGGCAGGGTGCGGAACGGCTTCAGTTCGACCAGGAAGTCATTCAGCGGGACGTGCTCGGCGCCTTCGCTGCTGATCTTGATCACGCCGATACCGTGGTTTACGGCGTCCACCAGGGCGGAAAGCATGGCCAGCGGCCCGTTCGGGAGTGGCGTCAAGCCGCCAGCCTTGCCCGTCTCGTCGCACCACTCGCAGCGACCGCCAAAGACGGTATCAACCTTGGTGCCGTTGCACAGTTCGCATTTGTCAGTCATAGCGGTGGCTCCGTGAGCGTTCTATTTCATCCGAGCCGTAATCGCTGTCGGGCTCGTAATCGTCGTTAGGTTCTTCAGGATCGATCGGTTTGCGCGGCGGCGGCACGAACAGCGGCACGCGCGGTTTTTCGTCGATGGTCATGGCGTCAGAAGTTCCCGTTGAGTGACTTCCAGTTCGCTGGCGATCATCATTAGATGCTCGCTATTGAAGTCCGATTGCCCGCCGCTTGGGCGCTCATTGTTCGCCAGGTGGCGCAAGGCTTTTGCCGCTTGCGTCATGCAGTGGTTGAAGCCGTTGGCCTTCCAATCTGCATGCCATTTGTCCGACTTCTTAGGGGTGCGTTGGGCCTCACACTTAGCGTAACCGCGCGCAAACAACGCCAGATCGGCGACTGCATAGGCTTCAATAGTCAGGTCGAGCAGCGGCTTCTCGAACGGGTTGTTCACCATCATGCCCGGCAGGATGCGCATCGCGAAGTCATCGCGCAGGTCGTCGAGGAATTGGCTCGTTGGCGCTGGCGCCGGCTTGGCGATCAGGCTGGCAATGTGTTCTTCCAGCGATGCCTGGTCGCGCCACCAGTCGACCGGATCGTGCTCCATGCCGAAGCGCTCGCACAGTCGACGATGGAAGTTCTGGAAAGCCTTTTCTCCCTTGAAGCTTGGGTTGCAGGTGGCCACCGCTTCAGAGTCACACTTCAGAAAGCCATGAATCAGTGACTTCAGTTGTGGGTGAGTGCTGACGATGTTCTGCGCATTGCGGTTGATCGCGGCCCAGCAGTCGGGGGCCGTGCGAACTTGCAGCAATTGGAATTCGCCCTTTCCGTCGCGGTGCTCGATGCCAACCGCGCGTAGCCAGGTGCGAAAATCTTTTACCTGCGCCAGTTTCAGCAGGTTGCGGTCGTAAGCGTTACTCATAGATACCTCGGTGTGTTGTGGGTGGTGCTTCAGGAAAGCGCTCTCGGTGAAAGCGCGGACCTCAAACGCCTTAGATCAGTTTGGCGGCCGTGGCGAACCAGTAGCCCAAGTAGGACAGGGCGCAGACGATAATGGCCAGCGCCAACAATACGGTGCGGATCGGCCGCTTGGGCTTGCGCACAGGCGCAACATGGGTCGTCAGCGGCGGCTTTTCCCCTGGTTCGAAGAGGTAGCCGTTTGCGGTCCAAAAATCCCAATACGCGGCTTCCTTGCGGGTCAGGCGGGTGGCTTGCGATTTCATCCGGTGATGCTCCAGGTCCAAAAGGCGAAGGTGGCGGCCACCAGGTGCGCGGTCAGCACCATGGTGGCGGTCAGGCGAAGGGTCAGGCGCACTGCGACAAGTTGCGGCGCTGTTCACGAATCAGCTTGATAACCACTTGCTGGTTCGAGTATTCCGCGGCGGTCATGTGCCCGCAGGCCATGGCATACGCTTGCATCGAGGCGGCTTCAGCCAGGCTGCGCTCAGCGAACGCATCGATGGCGGTGCTGCGCGCATTGTTCAGGTGCAGGTCGATGATGTTGCGGCCAGCTACGGGCATCTTGCTCATGACAGTTATCCTTAAAACCAAACGCGACGGGAGAAGAGGACGGCCGGGCCGACGATCCACGGCAGGGTTTCCGGGTGGGTGCCGGGTTTCTGCTTGAGCCAGTTGTTGCGATAGATCGCGGTGGCGCGTTCGTTGCGCGGCAAGCCTTTGAGCTGGCCGTTTTCATCCACGAACATGTCCGTGGCCTTGTCGTCATGCAGTACCGCGACGCGCTCGAAGTCGTTGCGCTTGCCAATGATCGGCTGGACGATAGCCTTCAGCTGGAAGTAATCCGGCACTTCCGGCAGTTCAACGGTGTGAACCTCTTCGTCGCCGTTGGCGCGGATGATCGTGTATTCGGTGGTTTGCATGGTGATGCCTCAGTGGTTGGTGTTAGTAGCCGGCCCAGTCGCGCAGCGCTTGGTAGTCGTTGAACGTCTTGCGTTCGCTGTATTCGGTTGTCGAGCCATCTGCTTGCAGCTGTGTGCCGGTTTCCTGAACAACGGCGGTGTAGTCGCCATGTCCTTCTTGCTCAAACACATACCGGCACCAATCGTGCTTCATTGCCCAGGTTGCTTGCTGTGCGTTCATGTGGCGATCCGTCTTGTTTGTGTCTGTGCGCAAACTGTAGATAACTTTTCCCGCGCGCACAATAGACGGGATGAAAATAAACACGAAATAGTCGGTTATCTAAACGAAAGCTGTTGAAGTGGTGACGAATTGTGGTAAGGTTCGTTTTGCGTTAATTTTGAGTACCTGAATGAGCTTTGAAGACTGGTTACAAATGCAATGGGCCATCCTGATCGAGCACGGCCTGATCAATCCGCAATAACCCCTAAGAGGCATCACCCATGACGCAAAATACAAACCCCGAGGCCGTGATCCTCGGCGCCTTGTTTGACTTCGCCGGGCACCTGCGCACCGCTGACATCATGAACCCCCATGCGGGCATCGATGGCTTTGCCAAATTGCGCAAACTGAGCGCCACCGAAGTACCGACCATGACCTGGCGCGACCAGCTCGACACCCTGCGCGATAACGCCGAGCACCTGCCCAGCGACAGCGATCTAGTCCGCGACCTGCTGACCCTGGCTGAAGTGTTCAATGACATCGACCCCGGCGCTGACATCCGCGTGTTCAACCTGTTGAACAATGCCGTAACCCGTTTGCGCCGTATCGACGCCGAGCCCTTGACGCAGGACCGCGCCCCAACTGACGGCGAGCTGTTCACGTTTGTCATGACCATGGGCTTTAACGAAGCCTTCCAAGAAGCGCTTGATCCGCACATGGAATGGGCCAAGGAAATCGAGCCGGACAACGCCGAAGAAATGCGCGAGCAGCTGGTGCGCACCAGGGCAACCGCGATTGAAAACGGTCTGTGGCCGCTGAAGGATGGCGCGCAATGAGTCAGGAACGTGAGCCGCTACGTCGGGCCAAAGTCGACACCGACAAAATGAACCTGCCCGACGGCAAGACCTGCGCTGACTGCGTGCATTGCCGTCGCTGCACCATCATGTTTGGTCACATCCCTGAAGATGAGGCCTGCGACTGGAGCCCGTCGCGCTTCCGCGAGGCGATTGCTACCGATGCCCAGCCGGTGACGCCATGACCGCCGACCAACTGAAAGACCTGGCCTTTGCCGTGCGCAAGGCCATCGAGGCGGGCAAGGTCGCGGCTGACGCAGCACCCGATGACGCCGGCACCGCCAACCTGGACCATGTTTACCTGTACGGCCTGAAGCGCATGAAGCTGGAAACGCTTCAAGCGGTCGGCATCAATTGCACGAAGTGGGCGCCGGGCGAGTTTCATTTGCGTCACCCGTTCGGCGGCCAGGGCAACCGCAACTACGTCGGCGTGCAAGCCATGTACAAATCCCTCATTGCTGACTGCGTTCAATGCGCCGTCTACTACCAGACGGACTGATCTATGGAAACCAAACAACGAGTATTGATCATCGATGGTGGTAATCGTGCCGGTGTGGCGAGCATGGTCAGGGCGCTCGGCGACCTGAAGGTGTTCGAGCAGCTGCCGCCGCGCTCCCAGCGTTTCTTGCGCGAGCTGGGGGAAACCCCAGACAGCTACAACCGTGGCCAGGAGCGTGACCGTGCAGCCAAACGCAAGCGTGAGCACCGCATCGAGCGCAACCTGCGCAATGAGGCGCGCCAAGGCCGCGAGCCGGAAGGCCTGCAATGGACTGGCAACCACTGGCTTGCCACCTGCAAGTCCTGCAAAAACGACTACGAGTTTCCGTGTGACGCCGCCGAGTTCGACCCGGACATGAGCTATTGCGGCAGTAGCCAATGGTGCTGCCCATGAATCGCGCAGGCCCGGTAGAACTGCGCAAGGCGATGGACGCGGCACTGGCCATGATGAAGGCCGGCATTCTGTTCGTGCCGATGCCGGTCAAGGATCACGACGACCATACGCAGCTGGCCGCCGAGTGCGGCGAGCGACTGGAATCGATGGCGCAAGAGGCGGACAAGGTTGAAGCCATGATTGCCAGCGCGCCGCCTCTGGTCGACCCGTCGCGGAATCGGTATTTCATTAACCGCAAATCACGCCTCACGAAAATGTTCTTCGGTGTCGGTGCTGCGCATGAGGCCAATGTGGTGCAAGCCAAAAAGGAGCGCTTTGTCGAGGTAGATGCTGCGCACTACGACGAGTTTCGCGCGGAGACGGCCAAGGCCAAGGCGGCCGGTTGGAAACCCTTCGGCCGCACATCCTACGCCACGTTTATGGGGAGGTTGAAAAGTGAGTAAACGCTTCGGACGCAACCAAAAGCGCGCCATGCGTGCAGAAATCGCGCTCAACTATCAGGCGCTGGTGCTGGCCACTCGCAAGGCTGGTGATCTGGCTGATGATAACTACGAGCTGAACAGGCAGATTCGCAACGCGCGCGCCCATGCGTATCAGCTGGAAACCGCTATCGCCGATACCCGTGACGTGCTCGGCGAGTTCTTTGTCACCTTGCCGCCTGTGACCAAGCCGCTGCGCGAAGGCGTCGACGTGCTGAACCTGGCGCATAGCCAGCCGCGCGACCGCTATGACCGAATGCTCTACGGTGCGTGCGCCGAGGTGATGGACATGGTCCAGCGTTTCGAGTCGCTGGAAGCGATCCGCACGGACATCCAAGAGCAGTTCGGCGACGTGCGCGGGATGATGCATATCCGCTTCAAGACCGCTGCCGGCCTGATGTCCTATGCGTTCAGTCCGAACAGCTTCAAGGGTATGAACCGCGACCGCGCGGCCTCGATCATCGCCGACGGCCTGCGCCGTTACATGCTGGAAAACCGTGTGTTCTTTGACAGACTGGGGGTGAAGTAATGAACAAGAAGGACGCCAAGATGGTGGCCGAAACCATCACCGTCGAGCAGCTGGCCGCGATGTTCGAGCGCGCCAAGACTTCGATTGTCGACTGGAAGAAGCCCAGCCACGTCAACCCGTCGATCAGCCTCGGCGCCGCCTGGAACCTGTACTACCCGGCAATGGTGAGCAGGCAACGCGCGATCAACCTGCCGCACGTCAAGACCAACATGGTTTGGTTGTTCGGCGACTACCTGGACGAATCACTGAAGCCGGACAAGAAGAGCAACAGCCGCAAGCCGGCCGTTGACGTGTTCCACCAAGAGCCGATCTTTGAGGTGTTGCCATGAGCGAATTTGAACGAGCCAAGGCCTTTTGTATCGCTGCGCATTGCGCCGTGGGCCAGAAGCGCAAGTACACGGGGGAGGATTATTACCATCACCCCATCGAGGTGGCCAACCTGTTGATTGAGCACGCATCCCCTCTTAGCCAGGCGATGCTGATCGCCGCCGTGCTGCACGACGTGGTGGAAGACACGCAGGTTCCGCTATCGGTGATCGACGAGCAGTTCGGGCCTATCGTTGCCGCCTACGTCGAGCAGCTGACCGACGTGTCAAAGCCGGAAGACGGCAACCGCCGCGCACGGAAAGCTATCGACCGAGCGCATACCGCGCTGGCCAGCCCTGAAGCCAAAACGATCAAGCTGGCCGACCTGATCAGCAACACGCGAAGCATCGTCGAGCGCGATCCTAAATTTGCCGTCACCTACCTGAAGGAAAAGCGCTTGTTGCTTCAGGTGCTGAGGGAAGGCGACCCGGTACTGTACAAAATAGCTGACGCCTTGGCCTATTCTGCGTAACACCATAACAACCAATAAGCACGGAGCATTTCCCATTGATGAAAGAATCGAGGCAACGGCAATTGTTGGAAGGTCAAAGCAGCGTGGCGCGCAAGGTGTTCGGGGGCGTGCCTATCCAAGAAGCGTGGCATGAGAAGGAAATCATCACGGCCGTGCGCACCGCTGGCGTGACCATCGCTGCCCATGCCGTGCGCGGCTGCCTGCTGGACATGAAAGACGTCGGCCTGATCAAAGAGCCGCACAAGGGTATGTACCAGCGCGAACCGGTGCAAACATTCCTGCGCCTGCCTGAAGTTAAAGACACGCTGGCCATTCAACACATCACTATCGAGCCGACCATGACCGCAAAGACCTACACCCCAGCCAAAGCCCAAACCGTCACCCCGCTGGACCTGCTCGGCACTGTCGCCACTGAGCTGACCTTGTTGGCCAGTGAGTTCGGCGAGCGCCTGCGCGCCCTGGCGCTGCGCGTGGAAGAGGTAGCACTGTCGGTTGAGGCGCAGCGTGAAGCCGATGCCGCGATCATCGCCCAGGCCAACCAGCTGAAGGTGTTGTTGAAGGGGTTCGGGGAATGACGCCGGAGCAGCAAAAGACCATCGACGAGCGCAAGGCCCAAGGCTTCCAGGTGGTTGGCAAGGATTTCGACGGTACGATTCGCATCGTCAAGGGTGCCGATCAGCGCGTGGTGTTCACCGATGGCGGCGAGAAGCGTGGGCAGCATGACTTTATACGGCGGTGGCAAGCATGAGCACAGAATTCAAGCACACAAGCGCGCTGCTGTCTGAGTACGATCAGTTTAGAGAGGAAGGTAATCAGCGCGCCTATCGCGAGCTTCAACTCGAATGCAGCCGGCACAAGGCCGCGAACAAGATCGTCATCGACGGCAACGAGTTCGAGTGTCGCGAGCTGGTCGGTCGCGCCATCGCCAGCCTCGAAGGCCCGAGCAAGTATCGCTACAAGTACGGCACTGAGCGTTGGGTGCTGGTCATGAAGCTGTTCGGCGTGGGCAGCACCGTGGCGCATGGTCTGTGCCGCGAGTTCGGCTTTGACCCTTGCGAGGCATTGCGCTCATGAACTGGAAAGCCCAAGGCCCGCACGCGGTCGTCAGCGAAGAAGGCTATGTGGTGGCGCGCTACCGCATTGCTGGCGTCGAGTGGTTCCGGCCTAGTCTCAAGCAATGCTTTATCGGTCCCGCCACTCAATCCAAAGATGACGCCAAACGCGTGTGCATCGATCACCACAAACCGAAACAGGGGGCATCATGACCACCAAATCAAACCCAATCATGAAATACTTCGACACCCAGCTGATGGACATCCGGGTGCGCCCCATCGCCCAGCCAATTTGCGACCTGGCTGGTGTGCTGGATAGCTTGCTGCCCGAGAGCGCAGAGAAAGCCACTGCCTTGCGCAAGTTGCTGGAGTCGATGGACTGTGTGATACGCGCCGCAACTTGTCAGTAAGTTAGTTGGCAATACCTGGAGTGGTTAGCTACAATAACCACTCCTTGCAGTTGTAGCTCAGCTGGTTAGAGCGCTCGCCTGTCACGCGAGAGGTCGCGGGTTCAAGTCCCGCCAATTGCGCCAAGTTTAAGGGTGGTTGGCCGAGTGGCCGAAGGCAGCGGCTTGCTAAGCCGTAGGTTGAAAGATCCGCACGTTCAAATCGTGCACCACCCGCCAAATTGACGTGTAGCTTAGTTGGTAGAGCACTCCGCTGTTAACGGAGGGGTCCATGGTTCGAGTCCATGCATGTCAGCCATATCCTGAAGCAAAGTCGCGGCTCCCCAGCTGCCAGCCCGCACATGCGGCACACCGTCTTTAACAGCTGTGTGATCTACAGGGTTCGGTCCCCTGGGGTCGAGGTTAGGTCGAAAGATACCCTTGGCCCGTAATGGTGACGATCACACAGCGATACAGATGAAAGATTGGCGATAAGCCGGATAGAGCCCCGGCCGTTTGTATTCAGTGCTGTCCTGGGATGCGGTCCCGCGCGCGGGTTTGTGCCGCTGTAAGTCCAGGCTGTATCTGAAAGCTGTCCGTGGTCCAAGATGCCTGTGTGAGTGGAAAGCCGGGAGACCCCGTAGGGCTACCACGACGTAGGACAGGAGCGGGCTTGTTTCGTCCTCAAGTGACGAGCCATTGACAGCTCTCAGATGCAGATGAACGCCCAGGCTGATGGGCAAGTGTAAGACCTGATGGATTGCGGGAATCGTGGCCGGCAAAGTGAGTAAGCGCCCAGATGGCCATGGCGAGTCCAATAATAAGCGACTGAAACCTTCGCCCCGGTGAAACCCCGGTGTCACTAAGGTCGCTAATAGTCAAGCCGGGGATCAGCGCCGGCCTTTGCATCCGACCGTGGATCACCAGGAAACACCAGTTGGTCGTTAATAGGGTGATCTAACAAAAGCTCGCCAGCACCGCGAGTCATGCCGGAGTGGTAGACCGACATCGAGCCCCGCCTTCAACCGCGGGGCTTTTTTATGCCTGTTGCGTAGTGCCTGCAACGGTTCGATAATCAAACCTACTGTTTCCACTCTATACCCGAGGCTATCCATGACCGTACCAGCCAAGACCAAGGCGCCGCCCAAGCGCAAGAAGATCAAGAAGGCCAAGCCCAAAGGCACGCTGCCAGGCCCGTCGCGGCCAAGTGCTCGCCGTGATGCCTTCATTCAGGAATACATCATTGACCTGAACGGTACACAGGCCGCCATCCGTGCCGGCTATGCCGCCAACTCGGCGCATGTGACCTCTGCCCGCTTGCTGAGCGATGATAAGGTCATGGCCTTGGTCAAGGCTGCCATGGATGCGCGAGCCGAACGCACAGGCATCACACAAGACAAGGTGCTGCGTCGCTGGTGGGACATCGCAAGCGCTGACTCGTCTGAATTGAGCGCGGTTCATATCCGCTGCTGCCGTCACTGCTACGGCATTGACCACCTGCACCAGTGGATCGATGCCGACGAATACGAGAAGGAATGCGCGCAGGCCGACGACGGTGAAGAGCCCAACGACAACGGCGGCTATGGCTACAACCCGACGCGCCCGCCTGTCACTGCCTGCCCTAAGTGTTTCGGCCAGGGCTTCCCGCACGTCCAGCTGGCCGACACCCGCAACCTGTCGCCTGCTGCTCGCCTGCTGTTCGATACCGCCAAGGAAACCAAGTACGGGATCGAAATCAAGATTCAGGATCGCTCGAAGGCGCTCGAACATATCGCCCGACACCTCGGGATGTTCAACGACAAGATCAATCTCGGCGTTGATCCGACTAACCCTCTGGTCGCGCTGATGACGCAAATGGCCGGAAAAGTCCTTAAACCGGTGGCTGACCATGAATAAAGCGCGCGCCTGTGTGAAATCTGTGAAGTCGCGCGGGGCATTGGCCTGCGCTTTTCTCCTACGCGCATGGCGAAAGCTGCTGTGTCGCTGGAATTACCACGCTGATACGCCGAGCGTTTGGTATGACCTGCACCTGGATCACCCGGACGGCACCGCCAAGCTGGTCGGGGTGCGCATCAGCTTTTGCTGTTCCCGCTGCAACTCAACCATGAATAGCCAGCACTTTGAAACTTCAGCTGACCGCCTGCACTGGAATGCCCATCCCGAACGCCGCCGCGTCACCGTGCGTGACTGGAGTGCACAATGAACCTGTACATCGACTGTGAGTTCAACGAGTTCCATGGCGAGCTGATCAGCATGGCGCTGGTGTCGCAGGATGGCCGCGAGTTCTATGGCGTGCTGCCGTGTGATAACCCCGGCCCGTGGGTGGCCGAGCATGTGATGCCGATCCTTGGCAAAGAGCCTACGTCGCTGGCGTGGTTCCAGCATGATCTGATGGCCTTCCTGTTCCCGTTTGAGAGTATCCACGTCATTGCTGACTGGCCCGAGGACATCGCCCACTTCTGCCAGGCGCTGATCACTGGTCCCGGTATGCGCCTCGGCACGCCACCGCTGACCATGGAGATTCGCCGCGACCTCGATGCCGTGTCACTGATCCCGCACAACGCGCTGGAAGATGCGCGCGCCATCCGCTTGCTGGCCATCGAGAAGGGACTGTAATGACGGCCTCCGCCTACAAACCCATCGAGGCAATGACCGCCGACGAGTTCAAGGACGCGCTCGCCGACCCGGTTTGGCGGATGTCGAACCTGTATTACATCAAGACCAAGGACGCCAGCGAGGACGATGACGACGACGCTGACGGCGTGGTGGTCAAGTTCAAGCCCAACCGTGCGCAGGCGGTGCTGATCAAGCGCCTATGGTTTCGTAACCTGATCCTCAAGGCCCGCCAATTGGGCTTCACGACCTTCATTCAGATTTACTTTCTCGACGTCGCGCTGTTCACGCCCAACCTCAACCTTGGCGTGCTGGCTCACACCGAGGACGCAGCGAAGAAGATCTTCAAGAAGATCCGCTTTGCCTATGACCGCCTGCCCGAGGTGCTGCGCCAAGCGATGCCACTGAAGTCATGCAGCGTGATGGAGATGACCTTGGCCAACGGCTCGACCATTCAGGTCGGTACGTCGATGCGGGGCGACACCATCCATTACTTGCACGTCTCCGAGTACGGCAAGATTTGCGCGAAGTACCCGGATCGAGCCGAGGAAATCGTCACCGGTACGTTCCCGGCCGTGCCTGATAGCGGGATCATCTTCATCGAGTCGACCGCTGAAGGCCGTGGCGGCGACTTCTTCGACAAGTCCAACCGTGCCGAGGCGCTGCACGACTCAGGCGCCAAGCTGCGCCCCAAGCAGTTCCGCTTCCACTTCTTCCCATGGCACGACGAGGACGGTTACCGCTGCGATCCGGCTGGCGTGATCATCAGCCTGAAGGAGCACAGCTACTTCGACGAGCTGGAAGGCAAGGTGGGCAAGCCGATCACCATCGAGCAGCGCGCCTGGTGGATCACTACCCGCGACGAACTGTTCGGCGGCCAAGACGAGCGCATGTGGCAAGAGTACCCGTCGACGTCCAAGGAAGCGTTCCAGCAGTCGACCGAGGGCACCTACTACAAGATGCAGCTCATTGCCGCACGCAAGCAGAAGCGCATCACCACCGTGCCGTATCACCCTGGCCTGCCGGTCAATACCTTTTGGGACATCGGCCACAGCGACGGCACGGCCATCTGGCTGCATCAGCGCGTGGGCCAGCGCGATAACTTCATTGGTTTCATCGAGGGATGGGTCGAGCCCTACAGCTACTTCGTCACCGAACTGCAAAAGACCGGCTATGTGTGGGGCACGCACTACCTGCCGCACGACGGCAACCATATCCGACAGGGCGAGGACGTCAGCAAGTCACCGCAGATGATGCTCGAAGACCTTGGCCTGCGCCGCGTCGAAATTGTCCAGCGCGTCAGTGAGTTGCAGCACGGCATTCAAGCTACGCGTAACGCTTTTAGCACCTACTGGTTCGATGAGGTAAACTGTAAGGAAGGGCTCGCGCACATCGAGTTGTACCGCAAGGCCTGGAACACCAAGACGCAGACGTGGAGCGACCGCCCCCTGAAGGACGGCCACACCGAAGCCGCCGACGCCTTGCGCCAACACGCGCAGGGATTTATCGACCATGGCCCGCAGAAGAGCATTGCAAGCGTTCGCGGTAGCCGTAAGAGCTGGAGGGTTTCTTGATGAGCAAGACGTACATCGGCACAAAGCTGGTGAAGGGCGATCCAATGGACCGCCAGGCCTACAACGACTACCGCGGCTGGGTGCTACCGGCTGACGAGAACGGCGCCGACGCGGGCTACCTGGTCGAGTATCTAGATGGCGGCAAGCCAAACCACCCTGATCATGCGGGTTACATCAGCTGGAGCCCGGCCGAGCAGTTCGAGAACGCCAACATCCTTGTCGGCAAAATCGACCACCTGCCACCGCATGAGCAGCGCATGGTCGCCGAGGCTGCGCAGATCAATGACCGCATCCAGAAGCTGGAAGCCTTCATGCTTACGCCGCTGTTCGCCTCGCTGGCTGGTGACGTACAGAAGCTGCGAACCATGCAGCTCGACGCCATGAAGCTCTATGGCGCCATCCTCGGTCAGCTGCTGTTCAAGTTCGAGGCGCCTGCCCAATGACCACCAACAACCTGAATTTCTGCGACGCCCTGCGCGCGATCAAGTCCGGCAAGCGTGTACAGCGCACCGGCTGGAATGGCAAAGGCCTGTACGCCTTCCTTCAGCCTGGCAGCGTGCACGGTCCATACCTTGGCCATAGTTTTCAGATGGCTATGGAATCCGCGCCGACCGATGTTGAGACCATCGATGGCGTGAGCGTGAGTCTGTTCGACACCAATGCCGCCGAACACACCGCCATGCGTTACCCGCAGCTGTGCCTGTCGTTCCCGACTGGCACCTTTGGCGCGTGGGCACCGTCGCAGACCGACATGCTCGCCAGTGACTGGAAGATCGAAGGTGAAGCCAAGGAAGAGTTGCCGCCGCTTGCGAAGTCGGCCCGAGGTTATGCCGTTGTCGACCGCCTGGCGCTTCGCGTGATCAATGCGCTGAAAGAGTTCGCCGTGTCGCCACCCATGCCCATGTCGCGCAACGACCTGTCGTTTCTGGTAGTTCATCCGTCGCTTCGGGAAATCGAGGAAGGCGAGCGGATTCCAACCTATCGCGCCGCGTGGTGTGATCGAACTGACAGCCTTGTGTTTATGGCGGGCAGCGAATGAGCGCGCCCGTCCTCGACCTAACCAATCGCGCCTTTACCCATGTACTGGGCGAAATCACGATCATCGGCACCTGGTACGGCGCCGACATCAACGAGTGCGAGCCGGTGCTGTGTCTGGTGCCGACGCATCGCCTGAACCTGTTCGACGGCGTATCGATCCGCTCAAAGCCGTGCTGTGTGGCGCTTTCTGCTGCCTACCTGTACGACGAACCGCGTTACTTGCTCACACGCGCACGTGAATTCAGCGAACTGCTGGGTTTTGGCGACGACATGCAGCGCACGCACCGCATCGCCGAGGCGATTCACGGTCGCCTGCAAGACCTGATTCAGATGCCGCCGCGCCCGGTGATTGGTTCGTTCGTGGGCGCTGATGCCACGCTGACCGACCAGGACACTGGCCGCCAGACCACCCACGAATTGCATCACCACTACTGATCCTCAAGGAGAACGCCTGTGTTTGATATGGCCAGCGACGACCACACCCGCATCAAGAAAGGCTTGGCTTCGCGCGTTGGCCAGGATTACGAGGGCGAGTACGAGGAAGTAGAGGAAGCGGCCAGCAACCCGCTGGACGATGACGAGCACCACCAGCTGCATTGCAAGCTGCTCGGTTATTACCAGCGCGAACTGGACCGCCAGAACGGCAACCGCATCCAGCAGGCTATCGATGAGGACTACTACGACAACGATCAGTGGTCCGAAGCCGACGCCGAGGAACTGAAGGAGCGCGGCCAAGCGGCCATCTGCTACAACGTCATCACGCAGTCGATCAACTGGGTTATCGGTAGCGAGAAGCGCGGGCGCAGTGACTTCAAGGTGCTGCCGCGTGGCAAGGAAGACGCCAAGCCAGCACAGAAGAAGACGCAGCTCATGAAGTACCTGAGCGACGTCAACCGCACGCCATTCAACCGCAGCCGCTCGTTTGAGGATGCGGTCAAGGTCGGCGTGGGTTGGATTGAGTCGGGCGTGACCGAGCGCGACAACGGCGAGCCGATCTATAACCGCTATGAGTCGTGGCGCAACATGCTGTGGGACAGCGCGTCCACCGAGTTCGACTTGTCCGACGCCCGTTACGTCATCCGCATCAAGTGGGTTGACCTGGACGTGGCCATTGCCATGTTCCCCGAGCGCGAGGAAATGCTTGAACGCTCGGCCAGTTCCAGCGAGCGCTACGGCACGGACCTGGCCAACGGCGACGAAGTAATGGACTACGCCGAGGACGAAATGAATTCGCTCGGCCGTGGCATGTCGGACCACAGCGTAGAGCGCCGCCGCGTGCGCATGATTGAAGTCTGGTATCGCAAGCCAGAACGCGTGCAGAAGATCGTCGCCGGCCAGCGCTCGGGCCAAGTGTTCGACCCGCAGGACCAGAACCACCAGGAGCTTGTTCAAGCCGGTGAGTCGGTGGTGGCTGACCGCATGATGATGAGCATGAACATCTGCATCATGACCACGACCGGCATCTGCTACGACGGTCGCAGCCCGTACAAGCACAACAAGTACCCGTTTATCCCGGTGTGGGGCTACCGACGCGGCCGGGACAACATGCCTTACGGCATGATCCGCTCGATGCGCGACATTCAGGACGACGTGAATAAGCGCGCCTCGAAGGCCCTGTTCATCCTGTCGACCAACAAAGTCGTCATGGACGAGGGCGCCGTGCCGGACATGGCCGCGTTCATGGAAGAGGTCAGCCGCCCTGACGGCGTGATCATCAAGCGCAAGAATCATGAACTGAAGCTCGACAACGACCGCGACCTGGCCCCGGCGCACCTGCAAATCATGAGTCAGTCCATCAACATGATTCAGTCCGTCTCGGGCGTGACTGATGAGCAGATGGGCAAGACCACCAACGCCAAGTCCGGCGTGGCCATTCAGGCGCGTCAGGACCAGGGCAGCAAGTCCACGTCCAAGCTGTTCGACAACCTGCGCTTCGCCTTCCAGTGCGACGGTGAAATCACCCTGAGCCTGTGCGAGCAGTATTTCACCGACAAGAAACAGTTCCGCATCACCAACCAGCGCGGGACGCCGGACTTCATCGACATCAACGATGGCCTGCCCGAGAACAACATCACCCGCACGCAGGCCGATTTCATCATCAGCGACAGCGAATGGCGCGCCTCCTTGCGTCAGGCCCAGGTCGAGGAACTGGCGGCACTGATGCCAACCCTGCCGCCCGAAGTGCAGATGGTCCTCCTGGATCTACTCATTGAGGAAATGGACCTGCCGAACGGCGAGGAAATGGTGAAGCGCATCCGCCAAATCACCGGCATGCGCGACCCCGATGCCACCGAGCCAACCCCGGAAGAAGTGCAAGCCGAGCAGGCGCAGGCCGAGCAGCAGAAGCAACAGCAGATCATGGCCGAGGCGCAGCTGCGCAACCTCAACGCCAAGTCGATCAAGGACGAGACGACCGCACAGAAAACCATGGTCGACACCGTGCTCACTAGCATGAATTCGCAGCTGATCGCCGTCGAAGCGGCGCAGGTTTCCATGCTCAACCCGGGCATCCTGCCGGTGGCCGACGCCTTGTTGCACGAAGCGGGCTTTGTCTCGAAGTCCGAAGAGGAAGCGCAGCAGGTCCAGGCGCAACAGCAGCAGGATCAGGCCGCGCAGCAAGAGCAGATGCAGCAGCAACAGATGCAAGAGCAGCAAATGCAGCAGCAACAACAGGAACAGGCCCAGCAACAGCAGCAAGGCCCGGCCCAAGACATGCAGCAGGGCATCCCGCTGCCAGGCGGCCCGCAATGATCACCGTGACACCCCCACTCCCAACCCGAGGTTTTACACATGGCAACTGAAGCAACCGCAAACGCTGGCCTGACTGATGAAGAAGTGTCGGCACTGGCTGAAATGAACGCGCAGATCGATGGCGCTACCGATGACGATCCGGTGTTTAACATCGACGAGGTGGTGCGCAAGGGCCACACGCCGGAAGACGCCGGCCTGATGGAAAAGCAGGCGCAGCGCGAAGCGGATGATGCCGCCGCTGCCCAGGCTGACCAAGCAGCCGCCGCTGCAAAGCCTGCGACCGAGCAGACGCCAGAAGCCAAGGCCGCCGCTGAAGCTGCCGCACTGGCCACCGCGCAGGAAGAGCCGCCGCAAGCCGCTGACCATGGCGCCCCGGTGCTGGTCGCTCAAGTGCCAGAGGGTACGGTCGAGCGCCTGGCCGCCATTGGCGACGAGAAGAAGGCCATCACCGCCAAGTTCGACGACGGCGACCTGACCGCCAGCGAAATGAACGCCGAGCTGGAGACGCTGAACCGCGAAGAACGCAAGCTGGAACGCGTCATTGACCGCGCCGAGATTGCCACCGACCTGGAGAATCAGCGCATCACCAACGACCGGACCAAGGAAATCAACACGTTCCTAAGTGACGCGAAGATTCCCAATGATCCGAAGAACCTGCGCTTCCAGACCTTGAATCAGGCGGTTATGCAGGTGGCGAACGATCCGGTCAACATGACCTTGAGCGCTACCGCGATCATGCAAAAGGCCTACGACCTGTGCGTGGCTGAAGGCGTGTTGCAACCGAAGGCCGGCAAGACTGACCCGACACCACCGCCGAAGAAAGAACTCAAGCCGCTCAACGCACCGCCAACCCTGGCCACCGTGCCGGCCTCTGACATCGCCCTGACCGAAGAAAACCGCTTTGCTCACCTCAACCGGATGAACCCGGACCAGCGCGAGGCGGCATTCGGCAAGATGAGCGAAGCCGACCAGAACGCTTACTTGGCCGCAGGAGCCTAACCCCATGCTGCGATTGGACTTAAAACCCGGCGAGAGCGTGAAGATCGGCGAAGGCCCGAACGCCGTCGTCATCACCCTCGAAGACAAATCAGGTCGGAATGCGCGCGTCGCGTTTGAGGCTGATCGCAGCGTGAAGATTACCCGCGTCAAAGAGGACAGCACCCCGGCGCAGTTTCTGCGTCAGGGCTTACTCGCCAGCTAACACGGGCGGCCGGTTGCAAAATGTAGCCGGCCGTTCGATAATCAAACCAACGTAGAGCGCAGGAGCTGCCTATGTGACTGATTCACTCAATCACACGAGGGTAGCCAAATGGGCTCTACTGTCATCGCTTGGGGCGATCCCAAGGCACAAAAAGCATGGTCGACCGGCCTTGCCGTCGATCAAATCAAAAAAGCCTACTTCGAGAAGAAGTTCGTCGGCACCGACGAGAACTCGATCATCCAGCGCAAAACCGAACTCGAAAGCGATCCGGGCGACCGTGTGTCCTTCGACCTGTCGGTTCAGCTGCGCGGTGAAGCGACCGAGGGCGACGCTCGCCTGGAAGGCAAGGAAGAAAGCCAGAAGTATTACACCGACGAAGTGGCTATCGACCAGGTGCGTCACGCGGTATCGGCTGGCGGTGCGATGACTCGCAAGCGTACCAACCTGAACCTGCGCGGCAACGCCAAGCGTCTGCTGTCGGACTACTGGTCGCGCTTCTACGATGAACTGATGTTCATCTACCTGTCGGGCGACCGCGGTATCAACAAGGATTTCCTGTTCCCGCTCGGCTATGCCGGTCGTGCCGGTAACGCCATTCAAGCTCCGGATGTCGGTCACCTGCTGTACGGCGGCGCTGCAACGTCCAAGGCATCGATGGTTGCCGGCGACAAGATGAGCACCTTGCTGATCGAGAAGGCGCAGGTCAAATCCACCATGCTCCAGGCGCAAGACCCGGAAGCGGCCAACATGGTGCCGGTCAGCATCGACGGTGAAGAGCACTACGTCTGTGTGATGAACCCGTTCCAGGCGCACGACATGCGTACCGCTGCTGGTTCCGTATGGCTGGACATCCAGAAAGCCGCTGCTGCTGCTGAAGGTCGCAACAACCCGATCTTCAAGGGTGGCTTGGGCATGGTGAAGAACGTGGTTCTGCACGAACACCGCAACGGCATCCGCTTCAGCGACTACGGCGCAGGCGCCAACGTGGCAGCCGGTCGCGCGCTGTTCATGGGCCGTCAGGCTGGTGTCGTGGCTTACGGCACTCAGGGCGGTCTGCGCTGGAGCTGGAAAGAAGAAATGAAGGACTACGACAACGAACCAACGGTAGCGGCTGGCGCGATCTTCGGCATCAAGAAGGCCCGCTTCAACTCCCGTGACTTCGGCGTGTTGTCCCTCGATACCGCTTGCGTTGACCCTAACGCCTAATCCGAGGACGAAATCATGGCAATCGTACAATCTTCGTGGGGCGCGCTTAAACGCCAAGCCCCGGTTTCGTCTGAGGCGGGCACCGTCAAAGTCGAACGCTACACCTACACCGTTCCGGCCGGCTTGACGCTGAACGTGAACGACATCATCGAGCTGGCGATTCTGCCGGCGTATCACACCGTGGTGGATGCCACCCTGGTGGTCGATGAAGCGGGCACTGCCACCTACGATGTCGGCATCATGTCGAGCATCCCGGGTGACACCGACCAGGCGCGCACTTGCGGCAACGAACTGTTTGCCGCCGCAGTGGATGCACAAAGCACGCGCATGTCGAAAATCGCCGGTTTCCGCATTGTTCCGATTGCGGGCGACCGCTCGATTGGTGTCAAGGTGCTGACCGCTTCGATTACTGGTGCGGCTCAGGTCATTGACCTGCTCTTGTACACCAAGCAGTAACAGGGACGTTACGCACCCGAAAGGGCCGGTCTAGGCTGGCCCTTTTTTGTACCCACCACAAAAGAGCATCCCCATGAAAATCGAGTGCATCCTTCGTCGTGATCCGCCTACCGTTGTCGTGCTGGGCAATATGTCCGGCCCGGTTCAATACAAATTTCTCCCTGATGAACAAGGCCGCCACGTCTGCGAAGTCGAAGACAACGCGCACATTGCCCGCCTACTGAGCATCAGTGAAGCCTATCGCCTGCCGGGCGATGCGCCGATTCCGCAAGACCTGATTCCGGCGATTGTCGAGCAGACGCTGCCGACTGCCGCCGCCGTCCTGGCCCCGGTCGATGAGTACGCGATCCGAGGCAGCGAAGTGCATCCGCGCACCTTCGACCTTGGCGGCGATGAACCGACCCATATTGATGACGTGGTGGCGCACGCGCTGGACCTGAGCGGCCTGCCCACTTCCGAGTGGAACAGCCTGCCGGACGAAGACCGTCATAACTTCATCGACCTTGCCCTGGACGACCTCGACACCCGCGAGCCGGCCGACGTGACCGAAGAGCCCGTGCGCGCACCGGTGGTTGAAGTCGCAAAGCTGATTACCGAGACAGCGCCGGTTTCGGTCGCTGGGAACTCGAACGGCGCCGCGTCGAAAGAAAGCCCGGTCGCTACGGACGCTGACAAAGCGCAGTACGAAGCCGAGCGCGAAGCGGCTGCCGTGGCCTACAAAGCCAAGTTCGGCGCGCGCCCGCATTACAAGTGGTCGATTGAAAAGATCAACGAGGAACTGGCCAAGCCTGTCGAGCCCGCTAAAGAAGAAGGCGCCGAGTAATGGCCGGCATCAGCGTGGCTACCCTGATCCAGCGCTCGGGCTTCTTGCTTCAGGATGAAGAGCACGTTCGTTGGACCGTGACCGAGTTGATCAGCTGGATCAACGAAGCCGCGGGCGCGCTGGTGACCGTTCGCCCGAGTGCCGGTGCCAAGCTGGCGGTGTTATCGCTGGCGGCCGGCACGCAACAATCGCTCGACGACGACGTGGTGCAACTGCTCGATGTGGTGCGCAACGTCGGCGCCGACGGCCTGACTCCCGGCCGGGCCATTCGCCTGGCCGAGCGCCACCTGTTCGACAGTGCCGATCCGGACTGGCACACCCGCGCAGGCAAGGCGTCGATCAAGCACTACATCTACGACGACCGCACCCCGAACGCGTTCTATGTGTACCCGCCTGCGCTGGCCGGCACCAAGGTACAGGCGAGCCTGACCGTCATGCCGCCGCCCGTGCTGACTGCGACTGACAGCCTGCAACTGGATAACCAGTTTGAAAGCGCGCTGGTGAACTACATCGTGTTCCGTGCCTTGGCCAAGGATAGCGAGTACGCCAACGGCGCCATCGCCACCGGTTACTACCAGGCCTTCCAAGCAGCACTGGGCGGCAAGGACAACGGCGAACAATCGGTTTCTCCTAATACCAAGGTGCCCGCATGATCGATCTTGACGTGTTTCTGCCGCGCATCCTGCCCTTCGCGCCGGGCGTGGCCGAGCCGACTGCCTTCGCGGCGATCATCAAGGCGGCGCAGGCCTTCTGTGAGCGCACGCGCTTGTGGCGTGACCGTGACCAGTTCAACGTCACGCCGAGCAGCTGCAACGTAGTCTGTGCTCCGGTCGGTGCCGCACTGTTCGAGATCGAGAGCGCGCGCTTCAATGGTTGCCTTTTAGAACCAATCTCGCTTTCTGATCTGGACGCCAAGCACCCGAACTGGCGCCAGATGTCCGCAGGCGAAGGCCGCTGGATCACACAGACCGAGCCCGGTAGCGTGCTGCTGGTGCCAACCTGTACCGGCACCCTCGACCTGTCGACCCTCTTGCGCCCGACCGACGAAGCCGAGCAACTGCCGGACCTCTTCAGTGAGTACACACAGGTCATTGCCGACGGCGCACTGAGCGACATCCTGATGCTGCCGGCGCAGAGCTTCAGCAACCCGCAAAGCGCCCAATTTTATTCGATGCGGTTTGATAATCGCATCGATGAACTGTCTAATCGAACCATCAAAGGCCAGCAGCGGGCACCCGTCCGTTCGCGCGCCCGATTCTTCTAAAGGAGTACGCCCATGTCCGCCGCTTCGGATTACCTGGAAAACGCCCTTGCTAACGCCGTGTTGCGCGGCGTGGCCTTTACCTCCCCGACCAAAACCTACGTCTCCCTGCACACGGCTTCACCTGGTGATACCGGTGCAAACGAAGTGTCGTTGGCCGCCTTCCCGTCCTACCTGCGTAAAGACGCAGCGCTGGGCGGTACGCAGGCCTCGGCCTGGACGGCTTCCTCTGGCGGCGTGACGAAGAACGCCTTGCAGCTGATCTATGCCGTGTACGACGGCGCCGCACCGCTGACCGTGACCCACTTCGGCGTATGGGACGCGCTGACTGCCGGCAACAGTCTGCTCAACGGCGCACTGGCGGCCAGCCGCACCCTCAACCCGGGCGATGTGTTCGTGATCGACGTGCAGAAGCTGACGGTAACGGTGCTCTAAGTGAACGCCTTCTCCCTCAACGCTGCGTCACTGGATGGCTCCAATCAGATTTGGAGCTGGTACGGTGATGCGAACATTGTTTTCCAGGCGGATGGCGATGTGGCGTTGGGGTTAGTGGCGACCGGTTCCGCTGACGTGGTGCTGCAAGCTGACCTGGTGCCCCGACTGAACGTCGCGGCATCGGGTTCTGCCGATGTGGTGTTCGTGCTGGATGGCGACCTGTTGTACGGGCGTACAGCCAGCGGCGATATGCAGTTGGTACTGACGGCGGACGGCGATGGTACGCGCTGGACCTTCGGTGCCAGTGACTTGACCGCTGTGTTTCAGGCTGATGGCGATGCGCAAGTGGTTTCACAGGTGTCGTCCAGCTTCAATATTCAGTTCGACGCCCTACTCGATGGTCGTGCGGCAACCGTGCAGCAAGGCATCGCTGATTTTTCAGTGGTGTTCGACGCACAGCTGGATTACCGCGTGGCCCGCCCGGCTTTCCTTGAGGGTGACGCCCCGCTGGTCTTTGGCATGGAGGCGATGCCCTTCATGCGGATCAATTCCGTCAGCGGCGCCGCAGATATTGCGTGGCAAGCCGATGGTGATACGCGACTGGGCGGGCGGGTGTATGGCGAGGGAGCGGCAGACATCGCATTGATCGCCACCGGTTACGCCCTGCAATGGCATTACCAGTACGCCGAAGCCGACGTACAGATTCGATTCACCGCCGTGGCCGAGCGCCACGGTGTGCCGGTCATCCCGAGCACCTTTATTGCGGCCCCTTTGTTGCGAGCGCTGTCACTGGACGCCGAGCAACGGGCCTTTGTCGTCCCCGCTGAAAGGAGAGCGTGAATGCTTGGAACCATGCGTAAGCGCCCTGACGACACGCTGGACTATGACGTCAGCTTTGAGAAATGGCTGTCGGCGGGCGATACCCTTACCGACGCCACGGCCACCGCTGACTCGCCAGATTTGACGGTGATCAGCGTGAGCCTGTCCGGCGCCGTGGCCAAAGTCTGGTTAAGTGCCGGCCTGGCGGGTAACTCGTACCTAATCACCGTGACCGCGACCACCGCCCAAGGGCGGATCAAAGAAGTCACCTTTAACCTTCGCGTCGTGGAGTGCTGATATGACGGATGTCATGCTTAACAATAATGCAGAGAGCCGGCTCGGCTCATCGCTAAGCTCTGGCGCAACAAGCCTGTCAGTAGCAAGCGGAGAGGGGACAAAGTTCCCAAGTCCCTCGGGTGGCAGCTGGTTTCCGCTGACGTTGGTCAGTGCCTCCGGCGCCTTGGAAATTGTAAAATGCACGGCTCGCGTGGTGGACGTGCTGACGATTGCTCGCGCTCAAGAAGGTACGGCCGCGACCGCCTTTAGTGTTGGTGACCGTGTTGAATTGCGCCTGACAGCCGGAGCTCTGTCGGAAAAGATTCAAAAAGGCAGTACTACCGTGCAGGTGGGCCAGTCGACCACGGCCAGCCAGAACTTTAACTTGCGCGCCCCCGTGGATGGCACCCTGCGCCTGTCGCGTGGCAATGCCGGCGCAGAAACGTCAGACCCTATCAAGATCAACGCGGATGACAGCGTGGACTTTGTCGGTAACGTCAAGAGTGGTGTTCTCGGTACTGGCCAGACCTGGCAGCAGCCTACTCGCGCACTGGGGACAACCTACACAAACAGCACCGGCAGGCCGATTGTGCTCAGTATGTGGGGCGCATCCAACGGCTCGTTCTTGGCGTTCCAACTTACCGTGAACGGTGTTGCGGTAATGAACGGACCAATCTCGCCGAACGTGGTTGGCGGGAATACCGGCATCTACAACGCTATCATTCCGCCTGGCGCGACATACTCCGTTGCTGTTAACAACGGCGTCGGGACACTTACTGACTGGAGGGAGTTGCGCTAATGAAATACTACAAGTCGCTTACCGGTGAAGTATTCGCCTATGAACAGGACGGCTCGCAAGATGATTTTATTCTGCCGGACTTGATCCCGATGACGAGCGAGGAAGTGCAGGCGCACCTCAATCCTCCTGTGACGCCCGAGCACACTTATGAGGAATTGAAGGCCGAGCGCGAGCGCGCCGTGGCGGCAATTACGGTCACTACGGCAGCGGGCCATACCTTCGACGGCGATGAAATCAGCCAGGGCCGCATGGCGCGGGCGATTCTCGGCCTGCAAAGCAAGCCAGCTATCGAGACGACCACCTGGGTGCTTGCGGATAACCGCGTGATCCAGGTCGGCGCCCTTGAGTTGACCGAAGCACTGGCCTTGGCTGGCGCTCGTCAAACTCAATTGTGGGTGATTACTTGATCGGTCACGGCCGGACATAAGGCGGGCACCATGGCAAAACTGAAGCTGATCGGCTTCGTCGGCGAGAGCCCGAAGATCATCCCGCGCTTGCTCGGCGACATGGCGTCGCAACAAGCCTATAACGTGCGCCTGGATGATGGCGGCCTGACGCCGATCCGCAAGCAGCGCTTCGAGCACCAGTTTGGCAGTGTGCCGGTGGGTGGCTACGAAACCATTTACCAGCATGCCGGAACCTGGATGGGCTGGCCGACCGATGTCTATGCGGAGCCTGGCCCGGTGGCCGATGATCACCTGTACATCACTGGTGACGGGGTGCCGAAGATGCTGGTAGGTGGCATCACTTACCCGCTGGCTGTGCCGCTGCCCAGTTCGGCCCTGGTCGCCACCTTGAGCGGGACGGCTACCCCGGGCGCTCAAGGCACCACGCGCATCTATGTGTACACCTGGGTGACGGACTTCGGCGAAGAGTCAGAGCCATCCCCAGCCAGTGCTGACGTGTTCTGGACGCCCGGGCAGACCACTACCCTGTCCGGGTTTGCCGCGACACCAGCCGGGCGCAACATCACCTTGCAGCGTATCTATCGGGCGCAGACCGGCAAGACCGGCACGCAGCTCTACTTCATCGCCGAGCGCGCGGCGACCACGGCGAATTTTGTCGACACGATCAGTCCGGAATTTCTGCAAGAGGCACTGCCGTCGGCCAATTGGAACGCGCCACCGGACGACATGACCGGTTTGATTTCCCTGCCTAACGGACTGATGGCGGCCTTCAGCGGCAAGCAGCTGTGTTTCTGTGAGCCGTATCGGCCGCATGCCTGGCCAGAAGCCTACCGCCTGACCATGGATTACCCGATTGTCGGGCTGGGCGCCTTCAGTTCCTCGGTCATCGTCACCACCACGGGCAAGCCGTACATCGTCACCGGCAATGCGCCCGAGAGCATGGTCAGCGAGAAGATCGAGCAAGACCTGCCGTGCATCAACGCGCGCGGCATCGTCGACCTTGGCTATTCGGTTATCTATCCGTCCTATGACGGCCTGGTGCAAGTGACCAGTAGCGGCGCCGTCGTGGTCAGCACCCGGCTGTTTTCGCGCGATGACTGGTTACAACTGAACCCGGCCAGCATGGCGGCGGATCGCTACAACGGGCGCTACATCACCAGCTACAACTATTCCGATGCCAGCGGCGTCGAGTACCGCGGCATGCTTATTATCGACCTGACCGGCGAGCAGGCGTTCCTGATCCGATCCGGCGTACTGCCGTCGGCGCTGTATTTCGACCGGCCGACTGGCAACCTTTACCTGCTGATCAATGACCGTATTTACCAGTGGGATGACCCGAGCCAGCCCAGCGAGCTGCTGTCATGGAAGTCCAAACCGTTCGTGCTGCCTAAGCCCACCAACTTCGGCGCGATCCTGGTCGAGGCCGACGACAGTCTGACCCCGGATCAGCTGGCCGCCATTCAAGCCGACATTGATAGCGTCAAGGCGGCCAATGCCGTGATCTTTGCTCAGCCGTCGATTGGCGGCGCGCTGGGTGGCGCGGCACTCAACGTCTACCCGGTCAACGGCGACCAGCTGCAAAAGGTGCCGACACTGAACCGTACCGTGGCGGTCAACATCTACGCCGACAAGAAGCTGGTCGCCTCGGTGGGTACGCTCAACCAGATGGCGCGGTTGCCGTCGGGCTTTATGGCGCAGATGTGGGAGGTGGAAGTGGCCAGCGACCGCGCGATTACGCAAATTACCCTGGCCGGCACGGGCGCCGAACTGGCGGAGGTCTGATATGGAAATGACCGCTGCTGACAAGCAAAAGCTGGAAGTGCTGAATGGTGACCGGGGTGATCCGGGCCAGGCGGCGGCCAGGCTAGGTAAGGTGAAAGCCCTGGTGGACAGCCTTAACGTCGCACCGTCCGGCGACAACACCAAAGACATTGCGGCGCTGTTTGCCGCGATCAACGCACTGCGCATCGCCTTGCGTTAGCAGTGGTTCTATACTGGCGCCAATGGTTCTAAAACCGGAACAACGACATGTCCGAGCTGGCTTATGACGATCAACCCGCACTGCTGCGCTGGGCCGCCGAGTGCATTGGCCTGCGTTGCTTTCGAGAGGACGCCAAGGCCTTCGGCGTGATGAGCGCCGGCCAGCTGCGCGCGGTGGTGGTGTGGGACACCTTTTCCGAGGTCGACTGCTCCATGCATGTTGCCAGCCGTGGCGATGGCCATTGGTTGAGTCGCGACGTGCTGAAGATGGCCTTCGGTTATCCGTTCATGGATTTGAAAATGCGCCGTGTCACTGCGCTGATCCCGGCCAAGAACACCGAGGCGATCCGCTTTAACGAACACCTGGGCTTCAAGCTTGAGGGGCTTTGCCCGGAAGCGATGCCTGACGATGACATTCAGATTCGCGGCATGCTCCGACGAGAGTGCCGTTTTATTCCCCCGGAGTATCGCCAATGATGACGCGAGATTTTTGGACCCCGGCCGCTCTGGAGCCGGGCAACCTGCACCAGCGGCCATCTAAGCTGGATCGGCACTTGGCGGTGCTCGCGATTGGTCGCACCGTATGTTTCGGCAAGGGCGGTGGTGGTGGCTCGGACGCTGACCCGCAAGTCGGCGAAGCGGCGAAGATGCAGGCCAAGACCGGCGCCGACTGGCTGGACTTCTCGAAGACAGCCTATGCAGACAGCCAGGTCCGCCAAGGCGTTACGGACAACCTGAACAACGAGGTTACCAGCCAGCAACTGTCTGACATGCGCCAAGCCAGTACGCGCAGTGATGACCAGTGGGACCGCTACAACACGCTGTTCAAGCCCATTGAAGACCGGATGGTCAGCGATGCCCTGAACTATGACTCGCCGGAAGCGCAAGCCGCCGCCGCTGCCAACGCCAAAGCCGACGTGATGAATAACGCCAGCCAGGCGCAGCAGCAGAACAGCCGGCAAATGGCGAGCATGGGCATCAGCCCAACGAGCGGTCGCTTTGCGGGGGTTGATCGCGCCAATGATCTGTCGACCGCCCTGGCTTCGGCCGGTGCACAGAACGGCGCCCGCGAGCAGGTCAAAGCCACTGGCATGGCTCTGCGTGAAGGCGTGGCCAACTTCGGCCGAGGCAGCACCGCAACCGCCGCACAACAGGTCAGCCTGGGTACGCAGTCGGGTAACTCGGCCGTGAACAACTCGCTAGCGGCAGATGCCAGTTCGCGGGCCAACACCAACATCATGGCCCAAGGCATGCAGGGGGCTCAGCAAGGCTATGGCGGCCAAGCCAGCACCCTTACCGGTCAACGCCAGCAGAACATCGCCGTGCAACAGGGCGACCAGCAAGCGGGCGCGGCCAATACCCAGGCTGTTGCTGGCGTAGGCACTGCCGCTATCATGGCTTATGCCGCCGTCGCTTTCTAAATGAGGTCCGCCAATTGATTGATGCCATTAACACCGCCACCGACTTAGCTTTAGCCAAAGGCTTGCGCGTGATGCAAACCGCGTTTATCGGTGACAGCCAGGCGGCGCACGTCGCCTACCTGCTGAAGCTGATCAACCCGGCACCCGGCGCGCACATCGTCGACGCCGGCTGTGGCGTGGGCGAGGTGGCCAGGCTGATGCACGCCGAGCGCCCTGACCTGACCTTTGACCTGGTTAATGTCAGCGAGTACCAGCTGAAGCATGCGCCCGACGGCGAGGCCTTCGCCTTGCATCGCGTCGACTTCACCCGCAGCGGCTTGCCGGATGCCAGCGCCGACGTGGTGATGTTCAACAGCGCTCTGTGCCAGATGCCGATCAATCAGGCCTTGAGCGAGGCGCGGCGTCTGCTCAAGCCAGGCGGCCAGCTGTTCGTCTGTGACCTGGCGATTACCGAGTACCGAGAACTTCCCGAGCTGTACGCGACCTTCATGCCAGCCGATGCCTGGGGCGAGGTGATCGAGCGCCACGGTTTTGCCCAGGCACGCACCATTCTCACGCGCGGAGACATGCAGCATTTTGCCGGCGCGTTCGATGATTTCGAGCAGGCGCTGCCCGAGGCCATGACCTACATCGCCCAGTTCCACAAGCAAACGCTCGATGATCAGATGGCGTCGGCGATGGATCGCCACGACCGCATCGCCTTTCAATTCAGTGGCGGCAAGGATTCATTAGCGGCGCTGTTTCTGCTAAAGGCGTTCTGGCCATATATGACCGTGTACTGGACCAATACCGGCGACCCGGTGCCGGAAGTGCTGGCGGTGGTTGACCAGGTGCGCGCGCTGGTGCCGAACTTTGTTGAGATTAGCGGGCGCGTCAATGAACAGATTGCCGCGCACGGCTTGCCGTCTGACCTTCTGCCAACCACGGCCACCGCCTTCGGGCGCACAGCCTATGGTGGCGGTGTGGCCTTGCAGGACCGTTTCAACTGCTGCTACCACGCGCTGATGGCGCCGATGCACCAGCGCATGCTGGACGACGGCATTACCTTGATCGTGCGCGGACAGAAGAGCGCGGACACGATGAAGTCGCCGCTGCGCTCCGGCGCTCTGCTGGATGGTGTCGAGCTGCTGTTTCCTCTGGAGCACTGGGTGGACGCTGAGGTGTTCGACTACCTGCGCAACAGTGAGGCCTTTGTTCCAGGTTATTACGAGCACCTGGCCGCCTCGCCGGATTGCCTGACCTGCTCGGCCTACTGGTCAGAAGGTCGTGCCACCTGGCTGAAGCACAAACACCCCGAGGCCTACCAGGTCTATCAGGGTAAACTCGACGTGATCCGCGATGCGGTAATGCCGCACATCGCCCTATTCAATCTGGAGGTGTCCCAATGAGTAATCCCTATGCCGCTGGCGGCTTGATTCGGGGGATCAGTGACGGTATCGGCCTCGGCACGCAGATGATCGGCGCCTACCAGAAGCTCCAAGACTTCGGCGATAAGCAGGACGTCAAAAATGTCATGGCCAAAGGCTTGGCCGACTCCAAGCAGGCAAGCAGCGATGACATCGCCGCCAACTCGCAAGTGGGCAGCAAGGCTAATGCCGACAACACCATGACCATGCCGACTTATGACGACACGCGCGGCAACAGCTATGCCAGTGCCGACGATCAAGCCAAGGCCGCCAAGAAGAACGCGCCTTTGCCGGAAGACTTCTACCTGCGCGACGTGGTGCCGAAGATTAAAGAAACCTACATTTCTCAAGGCAATCAGGCTGGCGCGGATGCCTGGGACAAGTGGGCGCAGGACAAGCAGGCTCAGGCCGGTATGAAGAGCTGGACGCAGGCGCTGCGCTCGGCACAGGTTGGCGACTTTAAGGGCTACGCCGACCATATGGTCAAGGCTTACAACACCCCGGGTTATTACGACGATGGCCTGCACGCCGAAGGTTACGACCTGGTGAAGGACAAGGACGGCAACACCACCGGCCTGACCCTGAAGATGAAAAACAAGGAAACCGGCGAGCAGTTCGTACAGACCATCCATGGCCAGGACGATATGGTGCAGGCGGGTATCGGCTTGCTGGAGCCAGCCAACGCCTTCAAGACCACCATGGCGCGAGTGGATGCGCAGAACGCGGCGAAGGCCAAGGCCGGATTGGAAGTAACGAAGACCAACAACGACATGCTCCGCGACAACAACAAGGCCGTCGTACAGGGGCAGGTTGCCAGCAAGCTGGAAGACCAGAAGGCCGGCAACCAGCTAAATTTGCAGGCCACCGGCAAGCAGCTCGACGTGCAAAACGCCGGGGCCGCGCTCAACAACAAGGTGGAAGTGCTGAAGAAAGCCGGCTACGACGAGAAGTTCATCAAAGATGCGTTGCCGCAAATCCTCGGCATCGGCCAGTACAAGAAGCCCGCCGACCCACAGGAAACCCGGCGCATGCTGTTTCAGGCGCGCCTGAGCGACTTCAACTTTACCCGCAAGACCCCGCAGCAACAGGCCGCGCAGATCGAGCAGGACATGCAGCTGATCAACGGCGGCCCGAGTGCTGCGCCCGCTGCGCCAGGCAATCCAATGTCGGGCGGTCTACCTGGCGCACAACCCTCGGCGGCACCGGCCAGCAAAACACCGATGATCTTCGATACCAAAACCGGGCAAATGGTCCCTTACCAGTAAGCCCGCTACCCTCGGTCGCCGGTTGGCGCTAGAATCGAACTATACGTTTCGATTATCCAACCGCGCCGAGGACTTCACCCGTGGCAGAAAACCTTTTCCTCAAGTCGCCCTCCGCGACTGGCTCTACTGCCACCGCGCCCGTTGTGCCTCCGGCGCCCGATATTCAGACCCTGCCGCCGCGCAGTACCAGCGCCGGCCCGCTGACGTCCAGTGCCGCCACTGTCATGAGCAAAGGCCTACTGCCACCGCCTGACCTTCAACCCCTGTTTGAGAAGTATTCCGCCGAGTACGGCGTGCCGCTGAACGTGGTGTCAGCGTTGGCACAGCAAGAATCGGGCTATAACGCCAATGCCGTGGGCGAGCAGACCAAGTGGGGCCAGGCCAAGGGTATGCTGCAAAACCTCGACGCCAACGCCAAGGCTTTGGGTATCGATCCGTTCAACCCTGAGCAGGCGATTGCCGGCGCGGCCAAGCAGCTGCGCGAGCGCCTGGACAAGGGTTACAGCATGGAAGACGCGGTAAAGGCTCACTTTGGTGGTGACAACCGCCAGCAGTGGGGCGAGAAGACCAACGCCTACGGCCAAGAGGTATTGGCCAAGGCCAGTATCATTGGTGACCAGCTGATGGCTGGCAAGAAGGCCGCCGCGCCGGCTGCCCCGGGCAATGACCTAGCCGCGATCCAAGCGGAAATGGACGCCAAGGAACCCGGCCGCTACAAGGTGATCGACCCGGCCGACATCGCCCAGCGCGACCAAGAGCGCGCCGACATCGCCAGTGGCAAGGGTGCGTTTGATCGTGCGCAGCAGGAAACAGGCGCTTACCAAGCCCCGTCGCCGCTGACCCTGAACAACCAGCAGCGCGTCGAGGACAAGGTCAACAGCACTCCGGCGCCGTCGCCACTGACCCCGACCAACCAAGACCTGGTGCAGAAAGGCATGGCGCCGGTCGACACGCGTCCGGAAGACACCTTTACCCAAGCCACCAGCAAGCAGTTGCAGAACTTCGGCCCGCACATGAAAGACGCCGTGGCCGGTCTGGTGCGCATGGGTGGTGAAAGCATCGACAACGCCACCCTGGTCGGTAACGCGGGCAGCTCCGGCATCATCCAGCGCATGCAGGACAACGGCGACATCATCATGGTGCAGAACGACCATGGCCAGATGACCCCGACCCTGCGCAATGGCAAGCCGGCTGACGAGGCGAACATTGCTAACTACATCCGCAAGAATGCCACCACGCTGATGTCGCTGGACGAAGCCGGCGCACTGATTGGCATGCAGCCGCGTGCTGTGACCGAGTGGGCGAAGAAGACCGCGAAGGACGCCAAGCTCGACACCATCGAGGTGCGTCCTGATGGTCCGCTGGCCAAGTACGGCAGCATGATCATCAGTTCGACGGCGGAAATGATCCCGGCGCTGGCGGCATCGGCAATCACGCGCAACCCGGCCGTAGGCATGTCGTTGATTGGCGGCCAGGTGACCGGTCAAAGCTACAACAAAGGTCGCGCGGGCGGTCTGAACGCGCAGGATGCGGGCAGCTATGCGCTGGCGCAGGGTATGGCCGAGGCGATCCCTGAAGGCTTGCCGATCCATGTCATTCTCCAGCCAGGGCAAAACTTCTTCAAAGGCCTGCTCAAGGCTGGCGCCGCCGAGTCTGTACAGGAAGGCGTAACGCAGATCATCCAGGACGGCCTGGACAAAGGTTCGATTGATCCGAACATGACGTGGGCGCAGGCCCGGCAGAACCTGGCCGACGCGATGATTACCGGTGCGGGCGCGGGTATGGCGCTCAAGGCTGGCGTGCATGGCTTGCAGAAGGCCGCCGATGCGATCCCTACTCGCAACCGTGAAGCTGACGCCGCTGCCGCCGCACAAGCACAGCCACAAGCAGAGCCCGCTCCCACAGGCGAGCCCCAGCAAGCGCCGGCTCCCGCCGCTGAAACCGTGGCGCCTGAGCCCGCACCGGCGCCCGCCGCCGCACCGCCCGCTCCCACAGGTCCGCTGACCCGCGCCGCGCAGCAATACGTCGCGCCTGAGCCCGCTCCTGCTCCAGCCGCTGAGCCGGCCGGCGAACCAGTCACTGTGCGCAGTTCCGACGGCGAAATGGCCGGCACCCTGGAACATTACGAGGATCACGGCCAAGGCCAGTGGACCGCGCGCGTGCTCGCTGATGACGGCAACGCCTATGAGTTCACCCAGGACGATGGCGTCCAGCTCGAACGCGCCAATGCGCCAGTCACCGAACCGGCACCAGCGGCACAACCGGCGCAGGCGACCCCATCTGTTCCAACCACCGGTAAAGTCGGCAAAATCCCGACCCTGACGGACGTGGTGAAACCCGGGGTTGATATTCCAACGCTGACCGAAGAAGTGCCGACGCTGACCGACGTGGTCGAGCCTGAAGCGCCAGCCGCCAAGGAAGAGCCGGCCGCAGCTGGCGAAACCCGCAAGCACGAATTACTGAGCGACCGCCTGAACCGTGAAGCCGAGCAAGGCATTAACGACCTGGACGAGCCGCAGCTGCGCGCTGCCTTGAAGGACATCGCCCAACAGATCAAGGATTACCCGCTGGAAAAGAACAGCAAGGACAGCCGTAACGGCTTCTCTGTGCTGATGAAGCGCCGCACGGCCATCGGCAAAGCCATCGATGCCAAGAAAGGCAAAGCCGTGGCTGACCAGCTGCGCAACACGGAAGAAGCCAAGGACCGCGCAGCCGCGAAGGAAGAGCGCACACAGAAAGATGAAGCGCTTGAGGCCAGAATGGCGGGCATGCGCGAGCAAGGCATGGATGAGCCCGCTATCCACCGCGCGCTACAGGACGAGCTTCGCAATGTGCAGATCGTCGACGGTGCCAAGGAAGCGAAGCCGAAGAATGAGCCGACTAACAGCCTGTCGCGCACCGCTAGTTGGGTTATCCGCGACAAGGCGTCCGGCGAAGTTATCATGGAAACCTTCGACCAGAAGAAGGTCGACGCGCTCAATACTGAAAAGTACGAAGCCGTTCCAATTCAGCAGCACTTGGCCGAGGTTAATGCCTCGATCAAGGCCGGCGATGAGACGGGCAAGATCAAGCCGACTAAGGAAAAGACCGACAAACCGGACGTTCGCGCAGAACGGCGCAAGCTGCCATCCGCAGTAGAGGGTGAACTGCATACCGCGCTGAACACACTGAGCCAGGCTGAGCAACGCTTGAAGGCTGCATTCAAGGCGCGCGGCAAGGACGACCCGGCCGTCAAGGCGCTGGTCGAAGAGTTGCGCCCGGGTATCGCCAAGGCCCGCGACACTCTGAGCAAGGTTCAACAGGTCGCTACCGACAGCGGTGCCGATTACAGCAAGATGCTGGCCGAAACAGAAGGTGTTCCAGACCTGTCTAAGTATGGTGTTGACGACCCGGCCCTTGAACATGACGGAATTGATCGCGCCGACGTGAACGCCGCGCGTCAGGCCGCCGTCGACTATGTGAAGTGGCGCCGCAGCGAGGGTGCAAAAAACATTAATGCCGTGTTCGCCGGCATGCGTGAAGGTCGCACATTCACCGACAGCCCTCCCTTTGCCAAGGCTGGCGAGCTGTCGGTGGATCGCATGCACACCTTCAAGATTGCCGACCTGTGGAAAGCATCGGGTGCCGCAACAGAAACGGTAAAACCTGCATCAGAAGTGCCGAAAACTGCAACGCCAGCGGCAGAACCTGCATCAAAAGCCGCTGAACCTGCATCGAAGCCACTGAGCCCGCAACAGAAAGCCAAGGCGCGCGCAGAAGCCAAGCGTCAAGCGGCGCGTGAGCGCATGGGTGGGATCAAGGAAGGCGAGCAATTCGTTGCCTCCGGCGACGTCGGCTATATCAGCGGCGGTCAGACCTACACCGTTGAGAGCATCGACAGCCAGGGCAACGTCCACGTTAAGCGCATCGACTCCAACAGCGGCACCAGCCTGTCGTATGCCGACCTTGCTGTGGCCGAGCGCAAAGGTGTGACCTATCAGAAGGTCGAGAAGGATGTGCGCCAGGGCAAAGTAGGCGACAAGATGGGCTCCGGCGAAGTCGTCAAGACCGCCAGCGGTCGGAACACTACACCGTTCCCAAATGTTAAAACTGACACCCCGCGCAAAACGACAGCCACCCTCAAGGCGGTTGACCAGTGGCTGATGGATAACGCCATTGCCGAGGCTGAAGCGCGCGGCGATGGCTTTGCGCGCCGCCAGTTTGAGGCTGGCCGTGACAAGCCGCAGACGGCCGACAAAGACGGCGCCGAAGAGTACCTGTTTGGCGATGCGCCAATCGCGCCACCCCAGCGACCATTTACCAAGCCATTGACGGCCGAGCAGCCGGCCAAGTTGGAGGCGCCAACGCCAGCCGCTGAAACCGCCAAGGAGTTGGCCAAGGCGGCCGAGTACGGCGCCAGCAACAAGCTGGTGAGCCAGGACCGCGCGGCCGAACTGCGCGCCAAACTCAAGGCCAAACTGAACGGCTCTCAGCTGAACAGCGGCATCGATCCCGAGATTCTGGCAATGGGCACCGAGCTGGCGGTGTTCCACATCGAGGCCGGCGTGCGTCAGTTCGCCGCTTTCGCCAAGACCATGGCCGAGGACTTGGGCCAACCACTGGAAAAAGTGCGCCCGTACCTGCGCAGCTGGTTCAACGGTGCGCGCGACATGATGGAAGATGCCGGCCACTCGGTCGACGGCATGGACAACGCCGACACCGTGCGCGCTGAACTGGCCAAGCTGGACAACCCAGCAGCTGAACCGGCAACTAAGGCAAAAATTGCCACAGTTCAAACCGAGCCAACCGCACACGCTACATGGTTGGCCAAGGTCAAGGCGAACGGCGCCGTGCCGATCCAGCATGATGGCGAGCAGTGGCTGTATTACCCTGAATCGCCGGGCACTGTGCGCGACGATGGCCAGCAGTTCACCCATATGTTCCACCCAACTGAAGGCAAGGAAGCCAAGAACGGCTGGAGCCCGCGACAGGCGAGCGATTATGTTGATCGCGGCGGCAAGGCAACCACCGAGAAATCCTCGGTAGTTGGCAAGCTGGAAACCGTAAGCACCCCGGCCGGCACCGAGTTCCAGGTGCGGCACAAGGTGGTCGAAGAGAACACCCTGATCACGTCCAATTTCGTCGACGGCCCGGTCAACCCGGCCTACCCGAAAGAACTGCAACCGCGCGACCGTTCGCGCTCGGCATCGCTGGATCAGATCAATGGCATGGCCAAGAACCTGAACCCGCGCCTGCTCGGCGACAGCGCCAGCGCCACCGACGGCGCCCCGATTGTCTCGCCGGAAGGTGTGGTGGAAAGCGGCAACGGCCGAACCCTGGCAATTCGTCAGGCCTACGCCCTCGACAATCAATCGGCGGTGAAGTACCGCGACTGGCTTGAATCGCAAGGTTACGACGTGGCCGGCATGGCTTCGCCGATCCTGGTGCGCGAGCGCGTCACGCCGATGACCACCGAACAGCTTCAGGCCTACACCACCGAAGCCAACGAACGCACCACCCTGGCACTGAGCTCAACCGAGCGCGCCGTGGCCGATGCCAAGAAGGTGGGCGACCTCCTGCACCTGTTCAACGGTGGCGACGTGGCGGGCGCGGCGAATCGCGAGTTCGTCCGTGCCTTCATTGGCGACGTGGCCAGCAAGAGTGATCGCGGCAGCCTGATGGACAGCGACGGCATGTTGTCGCAGGAAGGCCGGCGCCGGATCGAGGCTGCGCTGCTATCGGCCGCCTACGATGAGCCGAGCCTGATCAATGACTTGTTCGAGAGCACTGACAGCGACATTAAGTCGATTGGCAGCGCGCTGCTCGATGCGGCCGGACCATGGGCGCAGATGCGCCAGGAATCGCGCGACGGGCAAATCTCCAAGGCCGTCGACGTGACGCCGAACCTGATCGAAGCGGTGAACCTGGTGCGCCAAGCGCGCGCACAGGGCAAGTCGGTTTATGAGCTGGTGAACCAGAACGATATTTTCTCTGGTGAACTGGATCAGGCGACCAAAGACTGGGTTGGCGTGTTCTATCGCGGCGCCAGCTTGGCGCGTGCGCGCAGCCGAGCTACAGTAGCTGACGCACTTCTGACCTATACTCAGTTGGCCCGCGCAACCCAGCCGGGCACTAACCTGTTTGGCGACCCGGAAGTGACCGGCGCCGACTTACTCCGAGGCACGCATGACAAACTCGACCGCCAAGAAGCCCAAGCCAGCCAGCAACAAGGCCTCTTCGGAGACGCACAACCTGATGACGCAGGTACTGGCGCGCGTGGCACAGACGGACAGCGACCAGCACCTGGCGCGCGAAGTGAAACGCCGCAACAAGGGAGCGCAGTAAATGCAGCAAGTCCCGGCGAGCGTGTGGAATCAAATCGCACAGACGCAACCCCTGCAAAACCCGTCGATGCAGCTGCTCTTTCCGATGAGCCAGCCGCAGCTGGACGACGCACTGGCGAGCCAGGCGCAAGCGATGTCGAAGGCCGGGCAGACGGACAGCGTGATCAACGCCTACCAACTGATGGCGCCGCTACTGGCCGAGAATCAGGCGATCAGCGCGTACATCAACCAGACGGGGCATTCAGACCTACGCTCGGCGATGCCGGAGGTGCTGAATCCGCCCGAAGCGGTGGCGATAGCGACGCAGGAAAACCCGTTGAGCACCAGCGAGCAGAGCACATTGTTGAAACTGCTCCTGCCACTGATGCCGACGAGTTCGGTCAACGTCTAGCCGCGCAGAAAAAAGCAGCTGGCACCCCAACGGTACGCGGCGACCAAGCCAACATTGATCAAGCCTTGCCCCTTCTGCTTGAGCCCCAGCGCGGTGACGTGCTCAAGGCCGAGCAGCGTTACGCCGTTGGCAATGGCATGCTGCTCACCAACGGCACCGGCACCGGCAAGACCGCCAGCGGCATGGGTGTCGTAGTGCGCTCGATCAACGCCGGCAAGCCCAACGCTATCGTCATCGTGCCGAGCGACAAGATCGCCTCGGACTGGGTGAAGTTCGCCAAGATGCTGGGCGTCAACCTCAAACAACTGACCGGCACCACCGACAACGGCAAAGACGGCCAGGTCATCACCACCTATGCCAACTTCGGCGCCAACGATAGCCTGGCCCTGCGTGACTGGGATCAGGTCGTGGCCGATGAGGCGCATTACCTGTCGAGCAACGAGAAGGGTGAAGGCACGGGCGCGCTGACCAAGCTGCAAGGCTTGACCGGTCACCCGGATGGCTTCTATCAGTGGGTGCGCGAGCGCAACCACAAGGAATGGCAAGCGCTGCAACAAGCGCAGGCCGCCATGCCCGAGCAGGAGCAGCTGGCCAACTACTCGGCCAAGGACTTGGACGCCCTGACCGAAGCCCGCGACGACGCTGCTGAAGCCTGGGCCGCCATCGAAGAGCCAGCCAAGAAGGCTTGGCAAGCGCGCTGGGCCAAGCAACAAGACCTGCCAAAAACCCTGTTCCTGTCGGCCACGCCATTCGCCTACGTCAAAAGCGTGGACTACGCCGAGGGCTACCTGTTCGATTACGTCGATCCGGCCGAGCGCTTCAGCAACAAGGCGGAAATGGCCGGTTCGGCCTACAACAGCGGTGATGCGCGTGAGAAGTTTTTCATGCAGCACTTCGGCTACCGCATGCGTTACAACAAGTTGACCGCGCCGGAAGCTGGGGTTGACTCCGAACTGATGGAGCAAGGGTTTAACCAGCACCTGAAGGACGTCGGCGCGCTGTCGGGCCGCCGCCTGGAAGTGCCTTACGACTACGACCGCAAGTTTGTGATGGTCGATGACGCCGTGGGCCAGAAGATCGACCAAGGCCTGGCCTTCCTGCGCGAGCATGAGGACGGCAAGTACCGCGAAGTGTACAACGCGGTGATGTCGACCTTCGACTACCAGAAGCGCATGTACTTGCTGGAGTCGATCAAGGCTAAAGCCGTAGTGCCGCTGATCAAGGCGCACCTGAAGCTCGGCCGCAAAGTGGTGGTGTTCCACGACTACAACAAGGGCGGTGGCTTCGATCCGTTCAACGCCGGACTGGCCAGCATCACCGAGGCGGATACCCGGGCGCTGGCCCGCGAAGCCTTTGCCGCACGCCCGGACATCTTCAAGAAGATGGACCTTAACGGCCTGTATTCGCCGATTGAGACCTTGGCGGCGGCCTTCCCGGATGCGCTGTTCTTCAACGGCACCGTGCCCAAGGCCAAGCGCCGCAGCAACGCCGACACCTTCAACGACGACACCAGCGGCAAGGACTTGATCGTCTTGCAGTCGGACGCCGGCCGTGAAGGCGTCAGCTTGCACGACACCACCGGCCAGCACATGCGCGTGCTGATCAACCTAGGCATGCCAGGCAAGCCTGTGGCGGCGATCCAGATCGAGGGCCGCACCTACCGCACCGGGCAAGCCAGTGATGCGGCATTCCGTTACCTGACCACCGGCACGGCCTGGGAGGCCAGCGCCTTCGCCAGCAAGATCGCCGAGCGCGCCTCGACCGCTGAAAACCTGGCGCTGGGCACTGAAGCCCGCGGCTTGAAGCAATCCTTCATCGACGCCTACAACGGCGCCGAAGACCTGGCCCCGAGCGCCGAGGATGGCAAGGGCGGCAAGGAACTGGATCGTGAGCTGGGCGCGGCTTCGGCACTGAGCCCGTTCGCCAAGGCCAAGGCCTACTACTTCGCCCAGCAGAAGAACACCAAGCGCCGCGACCAGCGCGAAGGCACCGACTACTTTGCCACCCCGGAACCGGTCGGCTTCAAGATGGCCGAGTGGGCCAACATCCAGAAGGGTGACGACGTACTGGAACCGTCGGCCGGGCACGGCGCCATTGCGCGGTTCTTCCCGCCGCAGGCCAACGTGACCATGGTCGAGCCGAGTTATGACCTGTCGCAGCGGGCGGCCCTGGCCAACGGCAACGCGCGGATCATCAACGACACCTTCGAGTCGCTGCACCTGACCAACAAGTACGACGCCGTGGTGATGAACCCGCCTTACGGCAACGGCGGCAAGACCGCCGTCGAGCACGTCGCCAAGGCGGCCAAGCACCTGCGCGAAGGCGGGCGGATCGTCGCCTTGATCCCGCGTGGCGGCCTGACCGATAAGCGCCTGGCGGCCTTCCTGGAAAGTGATGAAGCAAAAAGCCTGCACCGCGTGGCCACCTTCGACATGCCGGCTTCGACCTTCGAGCGCGCCGGCACGGCGGTCAACACGCAGGTCATCGTGCTGGAGAAACACAGCAACCCGGACGACGCACTGAACATTCATGCGCGCACGATCAACCTGAGCAATGCCCAGTCGACTGGCGAACTGTTCGACCGCATCGAGCACCTGGACCTGCCCGACCGCTCGCCGAGCAGCAAACCCGAGCCGAAGCCGGTCATGATCGAGCACGTCACCGGCAAGGGTAAAACCATCACCGGTATCGTGCGCACCGATCTGACCAAGGATGAAGCCAAGGAAATCGACCCGTACACCTTCCCTAAAAACGGCGGCTTCTTCATCCGCTCGAAATACCTGGGCGACGGTAATCGCCTGTCGGTGGCGGCACCAGTCGGCGAGCCGGCTTCGCACCAGGAAGTGCGCGACGCGATTACCCAAGGCCCGTTTGGCCCGGTGGTCAAGAAGCTGATCGACGCCGGGCACATCGTGGTTCACGGCAACGTGCAATCGCTGCCGGACGGCGTGACGCCGGTGCGTGGCATGCAAGCGGTCACTACTCCCGATGGCACCGTGCATCTGGTGGCGGCCAACCTGACCCCGGGCAACGCCAACGGCGTGCTGCTGCATGAAATGTTTCATAGTGGTGGCGAGCAGCTGGTCGGCTCGCAGCGCTGGGCGCAGCTGATGAAGCGCCTGGACGGTTTGCACCGCCAGGCCGAGCAATCCACCGGCAAGGCTCGCGAAGTGTTTGATCGCGCCCGTGAGCGCGTACAACAGGCGCAGGATCAAGGCGCCGTTGCCGATGGTATGACCGCCGAAGAGTTCGGCGCCTACGCCATTGAAGAGCACGCGCAGCTGCCGGCCGCCTTCCGCAAGTGGGTTGACGATCTGGTGGGTGCCATCAAGCACTGGCTGTTCAGCCGCTACGGCAAGCAACTGGGCCAAGTCACCCCGGCGCAACTGCGCGCCATGGCCAAGGATGCGCTGGTATCGATGGCGCTGGCCAAGCGTGGCGAGCTGTTCGGCCCGGCCGGGACCATGTTCAGCGCACCGGCTGAAATGACCGCTGAAGACCTGAGCACACAGCTCAAAGCTGAGTTCCCCGGCTTGAAGCTCGACCTGCTGGGCAAGGGTGATCAAATCAACCTGTCGCGCATCGTTGTGCCTGAGCGCAGCGCCGGAACAGGCACACAGGTTATGGGGCGGATCGCTGAATGGGCAGACGCCAACGGCAAGACCATCGTATTGACGCCTTCGGGTGACTTCGGTGGTAGCAAGGCCCGCCTGAATCAGTTCTATAAGCGCTTCGGCTTTGTCGAAAACAAAGGTGGCAACAAGAACTTTGAAATCAGTGAGTCGATGTATCGCGAGCCCAAGGCCAGCGACGGCCCTATTCGTTACAGCGTCAAGCTGTCGGACCACTTCGACGACATCAAGAACAATGCCGACGCCACCAGCTTCAGCGACAAGATCGGCCCGCAGAAACTGCCGCAACGGCTGGCGGATCGCTGGCGCCAACTGACTGACAACCTCGGTCTGCGCATTCGCCAGGCGGCGGTCGACCGGTACGCGCCGCTGATGCGCAATGACCAAGCCCTGTACGGCGCCGACACGCTGGAAGGCTCGATTGCTTCCAGTTCGTGGGTGCTGGCGCGCATGAGCCAGGCCGCAGGCGGCGCCGTGGATGCTTTGCTGCATCACGGTCGCATCTACCTTGACCCGGTGGAAAAGGTCATTGACCTGCACGACAACAGCAAAGGCCTGGGCGACACCCTGAACAAGCTCGGTAGCGTGGCGGAAATGACCCGCTTCATGGGCTGGATCGCGGCCAACCGCTCCAAGCGCCTGCTCGGCGAAGGCCGTGAAAACCTGTTCACCCCGGCTGAAATCGAGGCGGGTATCAAGTTCAGCGGCGGCAAACTGGCCGACGGCAAAAGCCGCAGCCTGCTCTATCAGCAAGTGTGGAAAGAGTTCCAGCAGCACCGCGACGACGTGCTGGGCATTGCCGAGCAGTCGGGCATCATCACCCCGGAGCAGCGCGCCACCTGGAGCGATGAATTCTATGTGCCGTTCTATCGGGTGATCGATAGCGAAAACCTCGGCGGCCCATCCTCGGGCGGCGGTGGCCTGTCGCGCCAGCAAGCCTATAAAAAGCTCAAG